AGGCAAGCACCTTTGGTACGTGCAAGATCCACAGATGCTTTGATGAGATAATAACTCATTGCTTCCATATACTCGTCGACCAGTGCCAGTGCAGCAGGATCGCTGTAGCTTACGCCATTTTTAGCCAGCCAATATGCAAAGTTGATAATACCAATACCCAGCGGACGACGGTTCATTGTGCTAACCTTGCCAGCTTTGACAGGGTAATCTTGATAGTCTAACAGGTTATCCAACGCCATTACTGCTAGACGGCATGGCTTTTCAAAGTCTGCTGGACTTTTAATGTTGCCCCAGTTAATTGCACTCAATGTGCAAAGGCTGATTTCGCCTTCTTCGTCGTTGATATCAACAAGAGGTTTGGTAGGCAGGTCGATTTCTGCACAGAGATTACTTTGGCGAATAGGAGCAAGATGTTCAATAAATGAACCGTGCGAGTTGGCGTTGTCTACGTTTTGAAGGTATACTCGACCTGTGTTTTTACGCTCTTCCATAAAGCTGCTGAACAGATCAATTGCCTTCACAGTTTTTTTGCGAAGCTTTTTATTGCGTTCTGCTGCTTCGTACAGTGTTCTAAACAGGTCTTGATTTGCAAAGAATGCGTCATACAGTCCGGGTACATCGCTGGGAGAGAACAGTGTAATATCACCACCCGCAATCAGTCGTTCATAAAACAATTTGCTAAACTGAACACCGTAGTCCATGTGACGCACACGATTGTCGTCAATACCTCGGTTATTTTTCAACACCAATAGGTTTTCTACTTCCAAATGCCAAATTGGATAATACAGTGTAGCAGCGCCATTGCGCACACCGCCCTGACTGCAACTGCGAACGGCAGCTTGGAACATTTTATAGAAACTGATAACACCCGTGTGACTCGCATCGCCATTGCGGATAGGACTGCCAATTGCACGAATGCTACCTGCACCAATACCAATACCTGCTTTTTGGCTAACATATTTTACAATTGCACTGGTTGTTGCATTGATACTGTCTAAACTATCACCAGTTTCAATCAGCACACATGAGCTGAATTGACGTTGAGGTGTGCGTACACCTGCCATAATGGGAGTTGGCAAGCTGATATCGTGCTTGCTAATAGCATCGTAATATTCTTTCACATGTTGCATACGAGTGTTGCGGTCATGGTTGATGAATAGGGTTGCTGCAATCAATGCATACGTTATCTGAGGAGTTTCTTTTTTCTCGCCTGTTACACGATTTTGTACTAGGTATTTGCCACGCATCTGTTCCATGGCAACATAAGTCAGTGTCATATCGCGATCATGGTCGATGAAGCGGTTGATGGCGTCCCATTCGCTGTCGTTGTATTTTTCAAGTAATTCCTTGTCGTAAAATCCATCTGCTACGTTTTTATCAACTAGCTTTTTGATATGCCATGGTTGATATTGACCATATACATCTTTGCGAAGGTGATAGTTTACAAGGCGACCTGCAACATATTGGTAATTGGGATTTTCTTCACTAATCAAATCTGCTGCTGCTTTGATCAGGGTCTCTTGCATTTCAACAGTTTTGATATCCTGATAAAATTGTATTTGGCTACGAATTTCTACTTCGCTAGCACTAACGCTATTAATGCCATCTGTTGCCCAGAATACAACTTTGTGCATCTTGTCAAGGTCCAGTGGTTCTTTTCGCCCGTCTCGTTTAATTACCATTATGTCTGATCTATGTGCGGCTGCCATGTTTATTATTCTCCCCTGAACGTATGTATTGTCGCTTGGCCAGCGATAGGTTATTTAACACCGGTTGCCCGGTTTATGCGTTGCAATATATGCAATAATGAGTTGCAAATTCTAACATAACACCTGCGTACATCAACACACACAGTTGTTATCGAGCAGTAATTAAACTATTGAAATGCATAGTTAAAATTATGCATTTCGCTATAGTTTATAGCTCTACTGACTCTACAGTGTTATTAAAATTCCATATTGTGGTTTCCTCTATACACCGTAGACTGGAGTTGTAATTATATATCTGCCGGTACTCAAAGTCACTCTGGTCTTTGACATTTATCAGGCGAGAATGGTGATAACCCAATAACCATTCACCATCAACAATGCATACCAAGTGTTCAGTACTGTGCTTGCGGTTTACAACAACTGCCAATGACAATCGTTTAGAGTTCCATTTGCCACCTGGCGCAAATAACAACGTATAAAACATGCATAACGATACACTATTGACATCAAATTCTTTACGGTCTATCATATTCCAAGGATCTGGCCACGCTGCACAGTTTGTGTAATCAAGGTACTGTTTACTGAGCGGCGCACGGCTCCACCAGTCTATTACAGTTTGATAGTGTACTGTGTTGTCTGCATCTGTTGTAATTTGTTTACGCAGTTCTTGCCATTCATGCCGTAGTTCGGTCGGGTGTAGAAGGAAATTATTATGCATAGTGGTTGTGCATCCATTTTAGATGTTTATTTAAGTGGTCCAATTTGTTTGGATATACGTTATTGTACCCGATGTTGTGCCGGTACTTGTATAATAAATTGTAATCACTGCACCACTAATTCCTGCACTGAATACCACAGACGCATCTGTGTTTAATTCTGTATTAGTATCGGATAGCTTTACAGTTACCGTATCTGATATTACGGATAATCTACCATTTCTACGATACGTGCCCAGTACTATAGCATAATCTACCCATGCAGTTAACAGATTGGTTGCAGTAGCAACATCAAATGCAATACCCGTTGAGGTGTTCACTTGATTTGTGAGTATACTGTGACTTAACGGTGTAGGAGTATTGTTTACCAACTCTGTGGATTGTGTATTGTATACAGCATTGCGTGCAGGTGCACCGTTGTATATTTGTAAACTGCGTGTTATTTGGCTAAACACATCTCCCATACTGGAACAGCCTGTTGACAATGTATCCCAATATATTGCAGGCACCGAGTATACAGTACCCACTGTGTTATAAGTGTTGTTAAGACTAGTAACACCTCTGCGTCTAGTTGTTACACGCAACCCATATGATGCAATATTGTCAAACGTGTTATTGCTTATTTTGGTATATTGCGGTCCGCCGTCGCTGCTATGCAATAAACCTATGCCATAGTAACTATCGGTTAACACTGAACCGTCTACAGTTATGTAATCAATGGGATCGGCTGAATATATACCATAAACTACATTTGTGGCAGTAATGTCATTGAATGACAAATATTCGGTTGTAACAGCAGTGCCAAGACTTTCTATTGTAATGCCATTGCCAGCAGATGTATTAGTACCGCCTTGTACCCATCCACCTATTAATTTGCACGATGCTATAGATATGTTATTGCAACGTTGTAATAGCACAACAGGATTTATTACATCAACACTGCCATCGAGGCTAAAACCGTCTACAGAAATACTTGTGGGAATTATACCACCATTGGTACCTATGTTGGCACCAACTTGTCCAAGACTATCAGCAGTTCGCAATATGGGACCCACAAAGCCGGACTGCAATTGTATAATGGATCTGTCTACACCGTCGCCTATCAATGTGACATAGGGATAGAGATTTATGCTTGCTGATATTAGATACGTGCCTGCTGGAAAATAAATTGAATTCCTACTTTGTGTGTATCCATAGGGATTTGCAGAAATCCTTGCCCATTCATCGTCGATAGCAGCTTGAATTGCAGCGGTATCATCTGTCACACCGTCGCCCACTGCGCTATAGTCCTTGACGCATAGTGTATCGTCTAATATGCTGCCCAACGTGCGATAAGTAGGACCGGTTGATGCAGTGATACCGGTGTCACCCATATATGCATGCTTGATAAGCTGATCATTGGGTCCCCACTGTGTCAATACCTGACTGTTACCTGTATAGGTATTACCATTACCTATAAACAATTCACGTGTGTCTAAACACCAACCTAACTCAGCTTCGTTTAAGTTAGTGGGCAAATCTGCCCGTAGACCTCTGCGATGTTGAATTCTACTAATTGATATGATAGCCATGCTGACATCCTAATACTTGCTGAGTATTTATCGGGATGTCTATGTCAAGTTGCAGTGCTGTCGAATACATGGTTGTTGTAGTATTGTTCAACACGTTTGCTCCATAGCAATGTGCTTTCTTCAAATTCTATACCGGTCCACACAAACTTTTGGAATTCACATTCTCTGCTGCACATGAGAACCACTGTGGTTTTAATATCAGTGCCATGTAACAGATTATGAGACATTGCATATGCTGCAAGCTGCAAGCGGTAGTCTTCAACCCATTCTCGTTTTTTGGGTTTGATAGTTGTTTTGAAGTCTATAATTGCAGGCTGTCCTTGCCACATGCCAACCAAGTCAGTAGTACCGGCCCACAAGTTATGATAATGCAAGTGTGCTTCTACGCCCCAAACTTCATCTACATGTACCAGACCTTCCGTGATGATAGTGTCTGCCATCTTTTTGGCCATAACTCTACCATAATTGGTACCACCGGGCCGTGCTTGTCCCAGAACATATGCTTCTAAGTGAGCATGCATGGTAGTACCCAGTCCAGCACTTTCTGCTGAAATTCTATTTGCGTTGTCCTCACCTTTACGCTTTCGCCAAGCAATAAGGTGTTCCATGTCTTTGGTAGCACTGAGTATTGTTGTAACGCTGGGCATACCATTGCCAGCTTCATCTACATAGACACGGCCTTGTGCGCCGCCGTCTTGTCTGTCTAACTTTTTATATGTGTATATGGGATTGTACTGCATGTAGCAATTATATCACATGTGTAAATCAGTGTCTAATGAATAATTTATTATTGTGTAATCGAAGCTTCGAGACTTTGCCAGTTATCCTGACCTGCCATTTTTTTAGCAACTGATTTTTGTTTTGATATTTTTTCAGGTTGTCCAGTACCGCTTTCGTCATGAGTGAGTACAGCATACAATTTAATAACCCGTGGATTTGAACCAGATATGGTGTACCATAATGATATATCAAATGTTAAATGTACTTTGCGCATACCGGGTATTTCAGTAGCAAACGGCCTGTTAATTGTTGATATTTTGTCAGTAGGGCCGGCAGGTTTGATACCGTTTTCAACTTTAAAATTTAAAAATGTATCAATTTTAGATTCTAATTCAGGATATTTGTCAATATGAGTGCTGCTGGTATCCAAATACATAGGACACATTTTAATTATAGTAGAAGGTGTATCTGCTTGCTTGTTATCGCTAACCAATGGCAGCTTTTGCACATTTGGTTTTTTTATCGATTCAACTGCCGCACCGATTAATTCATATAATCTCATACGTTATTTTGTCCTATTTTTACGGTAATTGCGCATCGCATCCATTGCATCTTTCACCGAAGTGACAGTCTGCCAATTATCGGAGTTATGCGAATTAACCATTTCAACAAGATCATCGGTACTGACACCGGATTGATTGTCAGTGTCAATCGCTTCATACAGAGCGTTATCATTGTAATTGGTAACATCGTTGCGTTTCATCACAGTGGTCCTTGTGCTGCTGTATTTATTATAGTCAACATAACAGATTATGACACGTTGTCAACCGGATAATTTATCCGGATGGTGTAATCGTGTCATCATATCTGCCAGGACTTCTGCACGACTTGCAGACTCTGCATTCATCTTTAGTTGTTTAATATTAAGTAGACCTTTGATGATGTTGGGCTTTTCATTAAGTGCTCGAATTTCATCGTCTGTCATGTTGTAACATGCAGCGACCAATGCCTGCTCTCTAGGCTTTTTGCTTTTGAGCAGATAAGTCTCTGGACCGTACAGGGTACTGCGCATATTCATTGTGATTGTCCTTTGTTATCCCAACCATGAATCATTTGGCAATGATCCTTCTAATTTTTTATCGTAGTTTTTCAATGCTTTTTCTGTCAACCACGACTGTACATCTATATTCTGTAGTTCTTTAATGAGACTGTTGACTTCTTTAATTCGGCGTATACGGGTATTGAGATCATTATCTCGGTATTTCCAGTCTATATTGCTATGGTAGTACTCTAATTCATCTTCAATCAGTGGGAATAGCGGCTGACTGCGATGCAACATTAGCGTATTGCCAAAACTGAACCTTGTGTTTTTTTGCCAGCCCAGTTTGAAAATATGCCTGATACAAGCTAGAGTATGCTGATGGTCAGCTTCTGTTTCAGTGGGATACCCTACAATCATCAACAACACATGCGGTATATCATAGTTGTTTAGCATCGCCAAACAATGCCACATGTCATCGTCGGTGAACTTTTTACCCATGTGGTATCGTATATCCTGACTGAAACTTTCCAGTCCGATTTCAAGCATGGAGCAGCCACTGGCTTTCATGCTTTGATAATCTTCCTCGGGGCTTTGATGTTTAGGACGTATGATCCATTGACTTACCCAACTGAAATCACTATTGGTTTGTCTATAGTTGATCAACGACTTCATTAAATTTCTAAATGCTTTCATGCTGCCGTTAATCAAGCTGTCTGTGAACAGGAATGTTTTTCTGTCGTATTTTTCTTTTATCTCGATAATTTCTTGTGCAATGTATTCACCATCTCTGAAATAATAGTCAGGCCATATCCTGTATACATTGCAAAATGTACAACGTTTAACACAGCCTCTACTGCCTGTAATATATACAGGATGCGGATGACCTTCATTTTGATATTCAGACCAATCTATATCATCATAGTTTGGTATCATGACACTGTTGAGGTCAGTGACTTGGTTGGGATCTAATGAGTTGATACCTTTACCAGTAAAGTTGCCTTTTAAGTAATCGATAATGCTGGCTTCACCGTCGCCGTAAATGTAATCATCACAGTAGCCCAGTTCTTGAAACACATGTATACCGTATTCAATGGCTGCGCCGCCCCATAGTATTCGTATGTGAGGACAATGAATTTTAAGCAGCACTCCCAGTTTGGCTGCAACTGCCACGCTGTGTGCAGACAACAAACTCATACCAATGATACGGGGATTTTTTTGTTTTATAAACTCAATCCAGTCTAAGAACACATACTCCAGTGTGTTGTAGAATTTGACAAAGTCCGGATGTAGCTCTGGATGATCATGTTCCAATGCAAAAATGTAATCATCTTCAAAATAGTAATTTTGTAAATTGTGTTGTTTTGCTGCATTGAACAGCTTCACATTGAAGTCTACAACTTCGCAGGTCATGCCGTGGGCTTCGATATGCGATTTTAACACTGCTGGACCAACTGTGGGTGCATCGGGATTTATCTTTGGGATAATGCCTATCAGTATATCTAGCTGTGCGGTCATTGTACTACTTTCGATAACGTGCCTAACATGCTATTATACAGTATCCAGTGCACCTTCAAAATTAATAGTTGTAGATACGTTGGATGTATTAATTGAGTTTTTGCCAGTCTACGCCGCTTCTATGTCTACTATTAGGACCTTTAAGACGTTGGTTGTCGCCGATGCCACCGCGAGTTTTAGTTGTTGTTACGGCAACTGACGGTTTAGATTGTCTATTAATCAAATGTTCTGTTCGTAGTTCTATCCAATTTGGTAATCTTCTAAGGTGATAATCAACTGTAGAGTTTTGTACATTTAAACCAAGCATCTTAGGAATACTACTTGCAACATATCCTTTACGATACAGATCTGCCATCTGTTGCACTTGCTCTGGAGTTGTACCAACTGTCAACCCCTGCTGCCCGTATCGTAATTTTTTTATTTCTTTATATTTGTCAATACCAATCAATCTATACAACAGTTTAGGTATAGTACTAATATCTATTCCGAATTGATTGGCAATGTCAGTTGCAGATGCACCATTTAAGAATGAATCTTTAATTTTTTCCATATCTTCGTCGGTTAATGCTCGTCCCAACATTAAATTTTTATTTTGACGTTCTGGATATTTAAGTTCTAGTATTCTATTAACTTGTCTAAGAGAAATACCAAGATCTTTAGAAATTGCAGTAGGACCTTTACCTTCATCCCACAACATTTTTACTAGCTCAATAGTATCGTTATCTATAGGCTGTTGTAGTCTTACTCTGTCTGTATAATGTCGTTTTATTATGTGTTGAACCTGGCTTACACTTAATCCAATTTCATTTGCAATTTTACTTGCACTATCACCGTTATCTCGTTTTGTTTTTATTAGATCAATAGTTTGCTGATCGTATTTGGTAGAGGCTTCTGTTATAAATTCACTTGCTCTCACAGCATCACCACTTTACATTCCACTGCAAGGTATTACCAGTTGCAGGATTAGTTTGTCGATTGATAGTGTAACCCAAATTGGTAAAGTAGGCAATCACAGTGTCCATACGTTCTGCATATGGGCGTGTTAAGTTGGGATCGCTTGGCGTTTGATTCTGCCAAATTAACCAATAATCCCTACTAGAAGCATAGGGTTGTATAGTCATTGTGCCAGTGCCGTAGCCTATGGTAGCAGTTGCAGTTGCAGCGTTACCAATCAAGTTATGCGGCGCACTGATGGCAACTGTGGGCGCAGCAGTGTATCCGTCACCTGAGCTTGTTATCACTATGCTGTCTATGCTAAAACCACGTGTAACTGTGGTAGTTGGTTGAATAGGTGCAGCAGTCTCACCTGCACCTGGTATGACATTGACCTGAGGCGCACTGGTGTATTTGCTGCCGCCGTTGGTTACTACAATTTGCGATACGCTTGTGCTATACAGGCTGACATTGGCAGTTGCAGCACCGCCAATTGAAACAGTGGGAATGCTGGTATAGTTTTGTCCATAGTCAGTAATGCTGAGATAATCCACAGTTGTAGGTCGCAATTCTGCATAAGCTGCGGCATCGTGACCGTCGCCGTCAATAATAACAGTGGGTGCTAATATGTAACCACTACCTTCGAAAGTGACATCTATACTAACAATTTGCCCACCAACAATCACTGGTACCGCAGTTGCATTAACACCATGCTCTGTTACGAAAATAACAGTTGCAGTTGTATAGCCAGAGCCAGTGTTGCTGACATTTACATATTGTACACCGGTTGCAGATAATGTAGAGGAAATTGCCGCACCACTACCGCTGGTTATGGTAACAGTTGGAATTGCAGTGTAATTTGTACCAGGTGCAGTAATTACCACACTGCTTACAGAACTTGCAGACATTGTGGCATATGCACTAGCACCGTAGCCTGTTAGATCATTTGGTGTTATAAGAACTGTAGGGGGCGCAGTGTAACCTGTGCCACCCGACGACACTATGATATTGCCAATTCCTGCTGTTAGATTAAAACTTGCTGCCTGGCCAGTGCCGCCATAGACTGCATTATAATCCATAACTGGTAATATGCTGTAAGATCCGCTGGTTTGCAATGTGTACAGCACAATCTGTCCTTGCAATCCCACTTCGTCAACCATAATTGTTGCAGAATCAGTCCCAGAGCCGCCTGCAATAATCAGCACATCACCTTTGCTATATTGGCTACCGGCGCCTCCTGTGGCAAGCACAGCAGATATTATATCCATGTATACTGCTGATACAGTTGCACCTGCACCAGCAGATGTTATACCCACACCTGGTGGGCTGATATATGTTGCACCGCCATTGTTTAACAGCGTTACGTTACCTATACCTGTTGGCACCAAATATGGAACAGCAGTTGCACCACTGCCGCTTGATATTGTTATAGTTGGTGCAAATGTATAGTTGCTACCTGTGCTTGTGACAGGTATGCTGGATATAACACCGCCGGCCAAAACTGTAGTTGCAGTAGCCCCTGTGCCACCGCCGCCAGTAATAGTCACAATAGGCGGTGCAGTGTATTGTCCGCCAACGTTTGCAACTGCAATAGAAGCAATTCCCATATTAAGTGTTAAGGTACAGCCAGTTCCGCCGCCAGGCGATACTGTAGTAGACACACCTGATAGTGTTGGCAATGCAGAATAATTACCATATCCATACAATCTCACTGTTGCCACTATGCCGCCACTGCCTATAGATGTAACTAATGCAGTGGTTGCACTGCCTGTGCCGCCCACTACAGTAAGAAGATCGTTTACGCGATAATTAACGCCGCCGGCTGCAACAACTACTGATATAGCTTGGAATGTCACTGCACCTGCTGCTGCGCCAGATCCCTGTGCAACAACTGTTACACTTGGCACATAGTGATATCCACTACCTTGATAACTAACTGAAATGTAAGATATATCGCCGTATGGTGCAAGTATGGCCTGTGCAGTTGCTTGTACAGTTGCATTTCCGCCTGTTAACACAACAGTTGGAGTATAGGTATAGCCTGTGCCTTGATTGGTCAATGTGATGCTGTTAACACCAGATACCAAATCAATACTGATAGGACGTTTTGCTAACGCATCTTGTTTTGATGTTGCAAGCTTAACAGTATTTGTGTCTACATATATGATGTAATATATAGTATCGGTAGTTAGAGGACTTGGCAATTGTCCAGAACTGTAAACCAATACTTCGTCGCCTGTATTATAACCGTGCCCTGCCACTTCAAATGTGTTTGCAGTGTTATCTATACTGTAAACAGGAGTACTGATAGCAACAGTCTGTGTCATAGGCGAATCGCCATTTACCAATGCATTATAATAACCAGTGCGTACTGCTTCTAATATAGAGCTACTAACCGCAGTACCTTCATCGAATACCACACGTTCTCGTATTGGATTTTGTCTAGCTTCTGCCGCAGTAATGAATATGCTATTAGCCATTTTTCACGCTCTTCTTTGCTGCACTAGATGCCATTTGGGAAACTTTTTGTTTGCTGAAATCTGCTTCTACATCAGACGCTGTTTCAGGCGGTTCTTCTTGTTGTAATATAACTTGATCTGGTGCAATGCGTACAATGCCTGCTTGGTCCTTGAGTGTGTCCATAACCCAACGCCTGTCAGCGTCAAAACCTTGATTATGGAGCACACTCAGTATTTCTGTCATAGGTATACTAGCCGCATCCTTGCTTCTGTAGACTGTAACAAGATCCATAATGGCATTTTGTGCCTCTTCTGGTGTACTTGGCAGGCTTGCAATTTCCTTATAACGCACTGTATTAACCTTTTCAGTTAGATGCTGCTCTATCAAAATGTGCAGGACCTATTAGTTTTGCCTTTACATTACTGTTGAGTTGTACCCAATAATCACGTGCTTGCTGATCCTTAAAGAACTTGTAATCACGGTTGCCGTTTGCACTTTCAACCATTACACCCCATGGATTAGCAGCTTTGGCCTGTGCAAATCTATAAGCTTTACGTTCTTGTGCAATTGCTTCTTTCATTTGACGACGGCTGTCCGCATTGTATGCATCAATTTGATCTTCAAGCTTTGTTATCATGTTTGCGGTTTCGTTGATCTTATTTTGAAGTACATCACCTTCGAGACCTTGTCCCTGCATCAACACATCGTTGCCACGTCCTTCATTTACCATAGCAGCAAATTCTGTTCGGTGTGCAGCCAAGAATGACTCCAATTGCAGTTTGCCCTTGCGTGCTGTTTCCAGCATGCCACTTAGACGTGCAATACTTTCGTCTGTCTTGTCTATACCACGTGCAATTCGATGTCCACGGGTGATAACTTTCTTAGGTAGATCTTTTGCAGGCTTGTCTGGATTCATACCAGCTTCTTTCTTAGCTTGCCACATACCTATTGCATAGGGACTTTTGGCTTTGGCTTCTGCAACTTTCTTTTTGTCGGCTGCTGCTTTCTTCATTGGCTCTTTCTTGTTGCCGTCCTTGTCAAGATCAAGGAAGTCTGGCTTGGCTTTTTTAGCTTCAGCAACCTTTTTAACAGGTGCTTTTGCTTTGTCGGCTGCTGCTTTCTTCATTGGCTCTTTCTTGTTGCCGTCTTTGTCAAGGTCAAGAAAGTCTGGCTTGGCGCTTTTAGCTTCGTTTACCTTTTCATCATGCTCTATGTCTTTGGCAACTCTGCGGCCAGCACGTTCTGCTTTGCTATCTTCTGCACCACGCTTGGCACCATGTATGCCGTCTTTTTTGCGCTCGTCGTATTCGATGTCTTTGGCTACTTTGCGACCTGCACGTTCGGCGCGGTTATCTTTAGTATTAGTGCCTTCGTTTACAGGGGGAGTAGTACCTGCGTCATTGAGATATGTGTCTCTGAGATTTTGTAGCTGTTGAAAGTTTCCTACATCGGCGTAACCATCTAGTTGGCTAAGTTCATGGGCAGCATACTGGTCGCCCTTGGCCGCCGCCGCAGCTAGAGCTTGGCCAAGCGGAGTGTCCTTAACAGAGGACAGGCTGGCATATCCAACACCACCTGCTACACCAAGTGCTGCAAGCAACTTAACTATGGAACCCAGCGCACCTTCATTGACATTTTCTTTGATCTTGCCGAACTTGTCTTTTTGTTTAGCACGAATTGCAAAGTTGATTTGCTTTACTTCTGTTTGTTCAGCAGCAGTACGAGTGGCTTTATCCATTAGTGTTTTATGACGAGCTTTGAGTTTAGCCAATGTCCAGCCATCCCACTTGCCTTTGTCCTTTTCAGCAGTTTTCATGTCGGTGTCCCACTTTTCGCCAAGTCTACGACGACGTGCTTCTGCCAATTCAGCAGGTGCGCCCCCTGGTGCAGGAGGTGCAGTCTTTTTAGCACGACCCAATGGTTCCCCACCGCCTGCTGCCGACGGAGTTGTACCTAGTCCATCCGACTCTTCATCTTCGGGTGCTTCGACACCTGCTTCTTCACCGGGTTCAACTTCTGCTGGCAGATTTTCAATATCTGTTGCACCGGCGCCGGGTACGCCGCCGTTTTGCAATGCAAGCACTGCATCATCGCTTTGATCTTTAGCTTCTTGAGTAGCTGTTAACAATGTATCCAGCTGAGCTTTCATAACAGTATTATACGCATCTGCTACTTCTGGACCAAACTGAGTTTTCATAGTATCTACAAGAGGCATCAATTCGTCCACGCCCATACGTGCAACTTTTTCTGCCATAGTTTGTAAATCGTCACTGATGCTCTTTGCAGCAATCAACGTTTCTGCTTGCTGTAAATCCTGCTCGGCATTGTCAAATGATTCTTTTACTGTTTTCTTTTTTTGCTTGCTGCTGAATGGATGTGCATCCGCATTCTTATGCTGCTCTTTGGCATTGGCTGCGGTAAAGAACATACCACGATTGAATTTTGGATCCATTTTTGCAAACACGTCTGCATGATGTTTTGCCATGTGATGTCTTGCTCCCGCATCTGAATGTCGTTTAATTAAATCTGCTACCAATTTAAAGTCTTTACGTGCAACTGCTTCACGCAATCCGTATCTGCGACTTTCTGCAAGGTCAAAATGCTCAGCAGCATGTCGTTCAAAGTTCTTATAATCCAAATAGTGCTTGGCTGAACTAATACCTTCACTGGCAGTTGTCAGCTTCATTGCTACCCAGCCTTCAAGCTTGTCACCTGGCTGGATCATATGGAATAGTTTCACACTGTATTCAAAAATTTCAACCAAGTTAGCACGGGCTGTACTGCCAGTTGCTTCTTCCATCTCCATGTCATCTTCGGCAAGTTCTGTAAAATCAGGCTGCTCACTGCGACCTGGTAATTGATCAGGTTCAAACTTAGTGTAATAATCCAAGTAATGATATATCTTGTCTAGATACATGGCATCGGTTGTCAATGCTGCTGCGATCCACGGCTCTACATCTTCATCTGGACGTATCATTTTAAGCATGTCCATTGCATATTTTGCATTGCGATAGAGTTCGCTTCTTGCCATGCTGGCTTGGTAATCGTGATTTTGCATATGACTTTCAGCAATACGCTTGCTTGCAGACTCTCTAACTGTATATTGCTTGTTTCTCACTGTAAATTTGTCCTTGTGTGCTGATCTTGCGGCTGCTAATGCCCCTGAAAATTCATTTCCCTCGTCTGTAACAACAGTATCATGTGCGGATGAATCGCCGCCTATTCCATACTTTTTTGCCAATTCAACTAATTCCGGGAATCGTTGTGCGAATTCTGGGTCTACATCTGACATGCCGTCATCTGTTTCTGTCATTTCATCTGATGCTGACATGTCTAATTCGTCGTCGGCGTGATGTTTTTTGTATAATTTAATTCCAACTCGCAGTGCGTGTATGTCTTCTTTAGCATGTCTACGATCTGTATCATCATTCATTGAATCATTTGCACGAGTTTCGTAATGATCTATCAGATCATTGATTGTTTGGTAACTGCCTTCTTCTCCAACACGGGTTAGTTCGTTACCCACACGACTGAAACTGTTTAAAATTTTAAGCTGTGTTTCATCATCAGTTGATGCAGTTTCGGCAAAGTTCATCAGCCAATATCCCACATTGGCTGGAACAATTTCCTCTTCTATATCAAAACTCTCGTTTAACTTACGAGGACGTCTGCGTGGTGCGATTTCTTTTAGGTACAAGCGTGTTGCTTCTACTATCAACATATGCTTGGCATAATCTGGATTTGAATGCCAATTATTAAATGCACCTTCTTGCACGATGTTGGTTTTTAAAACTTCGCTGATATTCTGTATCGTTGTTATTTCATCCACAGATGACTCATCGAGCTTTAAATCAAAACTATGCACATGCTTCAACGTATGTAGTATTTGATTTAATCTGTGCCTCGATGATGTACTAACGTCGTCTACGAACATGATAAACCTCTCCTGGCTGGGAACGCCGTATTATATAGATTGCTAGGTTTATTTAGCGGAATCTAGGAGATATGTTAGACGATATCAAAGACTAAAACTAGTACCACAGCCACAAGTGCTTGTTGCCTCTGGTATTTCTATTGTGAAATAGGATCCCGCCAAGTCTAATTTGTAATCAACCGTAGCAGTATCCAACAATTGGTAACTCATGCTGTCGATGACAACTGGACCTTTTGCAGTATCTACAACTATATCATCGTTTTCAACCACAGTTGTCCAGCTAAATGTTTTTTCAAATCCGTTACATCCACCTGCACGAATTTCGATGCGAGGATTACCTGCTACAGTTGTACGCAATTCTGCGAAACGATTAACGGCCCGTTCTGTTATATTAATTGCCATTTATCAATATCCGTTTCAATTCAGATTTAACATTCATTGCTTGGTCTAGGGCTTTTTGATACTTGGTTGCATAGATATCTTCTTTTATCATGTCGCCTGCACGTTCTGCTTTACGATGTCTTATTTTAGCAGACATTGCATCTACTCTATGACTTGTATAACGGCTGTCTACTTCAAACAATTTGTTAACTCGCGGATCATTGACAAATTTGTTATCATTTAACAATTTTACTACACCTAGTGCAACTTCGTACAGTGTAATATCATCTGCAATCACAGTACCAGATGCTGCATGTTCTATACAATAATATTGTTTACCTGCAATTCTGCGTTCGTTTGTTAATATGCCTATTTTATAACCGCCTACATTAACTGCACGATCTGTACGGCTGGTCATTATGTCCATTTTTGTTTCCACATCGCCATTGCTTTCCAGCATTACCTGATGTGTAACTTTGTTGAGTTTTTCTAAAACATTGGCCATTGCATTGATTTCGCCCTGTGTAATAACACCCGGACCACTTATTTCAATAGCTTCGTTCATCTGTTTCGAATTGCCGTAACTAACAGCCGGTGGCGGTGTTTCGCCATTCATTATGGCCATCATTCTGGCCATTGCTTCGCGTTCTGCATCAGTGACGTTTGCCATCAATCTCTCTCCGCATATCCTACATCATTAAAGGAATAATATACTTTACCCTCAATTACTGCGCGATCCAAAACTCCTCTAAACACTAATTGTCTAGCAAGTTCGCGTTCACGCTCATTTAGTTCTTTACGAAGTAACGGTTCATTGTGTCCTCTAACACGTTCCATTACAAGCATTTCATCATTGCTAACTGGTACCATTAGTCCACCAGTTATCTCTATAAATTTCATTACAATGCTCCTGGTGTACCAGGAGTTCCTGGATTTGCAGGCACCGCTGCGGGATTTGCACTGGTCATAGTCTGTGCAGTTTTAATTAAATCTGCACCCATCACTGCCAGTGTGTTTAGAGTTTGAAGTTTTTGACGACCTACAACTGTCTGTGGTGGGTTAGCACTTACAGTTTTACCTATAGTAGCAAGCAACGCACCGATTGTGTATAATCTTGCAGCTTCCTCGTTGCCTTTGTATTGCGGTAGATTAACTGCTTGTTGTACCATTCTGTCTAGCATATCATCACTGGCAGCTTCTGTTACCGCAGACTGTTCAACAATAGTAGAACCTGTTTGTTCTAATCCTGCAAGTTGCATCATACGATTTATGGCAGGCATTCCTATAACACTGCCCATTGCTCCGCCCATTGCACCTTCTGCGACTAACTTATTCAATTTGTTTTCATTTACCATTGTTAAATGCCCATTAAGCATGATGCCGACCGATTTATGAGGCCCTTGCGGAATCTTGACTATTGTTTCTATGTTTTCGTATAGTACCCTGTCGCCCACTTCAAACATGGGTTGATCGCCTGCATTTGCTAATTCAGTATGACTCAATGGATGTTTAGCTCGTCGGCTAAATCGGTCTATTGTAGTTTCATAAAGACCTTCGGCACCTGTAAGATCAACCTGCGTGTATTTCTTAGGTTTTTTCATGGTATCCTCCTCTGACACAATATAATCAGCCAATCGAAATCTCATGTTATTCGTACCTCGGCGATTTGATTGGGAACATGGGTTTTGCCTGCGAGTGCATATCCACCGGCGGCGGTAGGTCTTTGGTGACCTTTTTCAGTGTACCATCTTTGCGAACCCAAACTTTTTTGGTTCTAGCAATATTATTGAATACTTCATCTAGCAGCATGTGATGCTCCTTATTTGATATTTATTGGAAATGTCGCATATTTTGTCATTGTATTGATAAAATGTATCATGCAAAGAAAAAGGGCACCAAACGGTGCCCTTTTCTCAGTGTATAAGCTGTCGACTATTATACGACTAATGTACCTGCAAGCATGGTGCTCATCGCAACCATAGTGTTGGTCAATGATGCGCTTGAAGTGTTCCAAGTGCTTACATATGGTGCAACAGTGTTGGTTGTTGCATACTGGCTGTTAGTTGCAGCAGCACTGCTGTTGCTTGAACCACTAAGAACCTGTGCGCTCTGAGTATCGTATGCCAGCAAGCCGTCAAGACCGCCGTACAATGTGTTGTTACCAAGGATCAGATAACCATTGTTGTTGGTGTTGTCGGCGGTAACAGTGGTGCTGTAGTTGCTGTTACCGTATGTTTCCCACTCGTTGTTCTTTTCAGTGCTGATGTTAACAATAGTGATCACACTGCCAGTGGTGTATGCGCTACCGAATACGCTGCTAACGCTGGCATTGTTATTGTAGTAGCCAGCTTGTGCGAAGTATACGCTGGTGTTGGCATTGATAGTTGCACCGTTGATGCTGCTTGGCAATACTTTGAGGCCGATTTGAACTGGGTTACCACGACCAGCAAAAGTGCCAATCAAAAGGTCCATGTTACGTTGCTTGTAGAACGCATCAAGGTAAGTGTTCAAAGTGCTGTAGGTTACAGCAGTGCCTGCACCGTTGGTTACAGTTACGTTAGTCCAAATGCCAAGTGTAGCATATGTTTGGTAACCTGGCAAGTCTACTACAGGTGTGTCAACGTTGGTTTGTGACAACGGTACGATTGTGGCGAACGAGAACCATTGTGGTTGTCCGCTAAGGAACGAACCGGCCTTTCTGTTGCCATTTACTTGATCTGTCATTTTGTCTCTCCTAAGAGTTTATGCAAAACTGCTTTGCTGAAATATTTATGCCGCGCGACAAATTATGTGGTTTTGCGGCTCTTTTTACGCTTAGCTGGTGCAGGCGCATCAGCAGGGATATATCCAAACAAACTGGGACGACGATTTATTGCACCCATTGGATTGGCAACACTGGCAATACTGCCCGCAGCAGTGCTACCTGCAGATGCACTTTCAATAATATCTAAAAATGGCTTGTCTTTTTTATTAGCAATATCTTTAAGTTTCATAGCGTTATATCCTTACGCATAAAATGAGGTCTGTTATTTAATTTTGTCGATCTGTGTAGACGAATATGTCACTATTTTTGACCTTTGATTTCTTTAATCTTTCTAAGAAACTTTTTATTATCTTCGCTTATAATGCTTCTGTGCAGTCGCTTTATTAAATCTTGTGCATCTTCATCTGAATAGCTTTCTCTGATAAGTTGAACAAGATTAATTGCACTGGCAATAATATGACTAGCACGGCTTTCTATAACCGTGTGTTTGCTTTTTGCTGGTACAAATTTATCTAACTCATCAAGTAGACTGTTGATCTTATCAGCCATGTTAGTCCTCATCTTCCGTTAATTATTTAGCTACTAGTTGCAATAAGATAAATACCATTATCAGAGGTATAACATCATGGACAATATTTCATCAATACAAAACTACAGAAACTTGATTCGACAGCTAACAGAAGCCGGCGACGAACCAGCTGTGGCACCAGATGAAGAAGATGCGGAACCGGCTGTAACACCGGATGAAGAAGATGCAGAACCTGCTGTATCGCCAGACGACGAGACCGAAGCAGGATCTGTAGATCAAGCCGTCGACGACCGCGACATAGAAGACGTGATGACTGATCCAAAAACATCTGAAACTCAAAAAATATCTATATCTACTTTAGCGAATGATCTAGGCGTTAGCAATCCCGATGTATTTAAAATTGCATTTAATCAGTTACGTACTGGTACAATACCAGATGACCCAGACAGTCAGCGTGAATTAAGCGATGCATTTTTACGAGTATTAACAGCAGACGCATCAACTACACAACGAGTAGTTAACCGTCTGCGTGCTATATACCGCAAGTCGGCATCAGGCGCTACTAGCGCCTGATGAGATTAGTTAAACTAGACAATGTTTGTAGATTTTTAGTTGCATCTGGTACAGGTACTCTTGCTGCGGCAGGTGTATCTGTTTGACTTGCTGCATTCTTTCTGCGTAATTGATCAAATACCTCAGAACCGCCTGCGCCATTTTGAAGTTGATTTTGTTGATCTTCGTCCAAGTCAAAAATCTTCAATGTGCTTTGATCAAATCCCAAATACACTTTGCTACCTACACCGCTACTGCTTCGCGTCTTAAGAAACTGTACCTGATATTGCCCACGTTCTTTCATAGCTGCACTTGCAAAGATAGAAATAACATTGTCAGCCGTTTGAATTTTGCTCAAGCCACCTGCAATCATACTATGGTTATGTTCCTGTTCCTCAACTGCACTTCTGTTTAACTGCGATGCTGTTACACATACCATGTTGCGCTCAACAGCTAATCCTCTAAGTTCTTCGGTTACAGCTCTGTCTTTTGTGTTTATGTTGTTTGTATCAACATCTTTACTGTTAGGGTACAACAAGTCCAAATAGTCAACTACCAATACATCACAACGCTTTTTGGTTTCAATCTCATAGTTTTTAAGATATGCTTTGATATCATTACAAGTACTACCTTGTGGCAATTGTCGCACATGTAACTCGCCACTATTGCGCTGTGCCTGCTTGATCTTTATTTCAACAGTATCAAGATTCCTGAAAATCTCCTTGCTGTTAATCTCAGTAAGCATACTGTCCATACGCATACTTGTCAGACCTTCGCTGAGTTCCAGCGTGATATACACTACATTCAGCCGTTGCTTAACCATGTTTAAACTCATGTTTTGCAAGAACAAACTCTTACCTACACCAGATCCTGCACACCATATGGAAATTTCACCTCTGTTAATACCACCATAGAGTTTTTCATCTACAGTTTTCCAACCAGTTGTAACTTGACCGTTTCTGTCTTTGATTTTCAGCAGTCGTTCACGAGGATCCGCAAAGTAGTTTGTACCCAAGTCGCTTTGCAAGCTGACCATAATTGCATCGCGTACAAGTTTTTCAACTTCACCGTAATTGCCTTTGTCAATTAATTCAGCACTTGCCAGTACTGCATCTGCCAATGCGCGATTTTTGCAAAACTCTTCAATTTCATCTAAAAATGCTTCTTGATGCCCATCTGTGATGTCGTCAAGTTTAAAAAAGTCCATGCTGGTTTCTGCATTAACATGTTCAATTTTAGGTAATACTCTATAGTCTTCTGCATGTTTCAGTATGAATCTAATAGCAGGTCTAAACTTGTTTACAAAGTATTTGGGATTGATAATATTGACACAGCGAGTAAAGATGTCTTCACTGCTTAATAGAATACAAATCAGCAGTCGCTGCTTTTCTTCGCCGTATTCTTTACTGTCCTCTGGTTCTTTTTTTCTTACCATTACTTCCTCACAATGTCCTCTTCAACGCAATCATCGCCGTACTGTATTTCAATCATTCGCAGTTCTTCAGTGCCTTCATTTGACAGTTGATGCCACTTTCCACATTGGATCCACAAATGTTCATGCTTGCCAAAAACACCAGACAGTTCTATATCACTACTGACATCTAGAGTATACACGGTGGCAACACCGGATGTCACAAACCAAAACTCAGAGCGTTTTTCGTGCTTCTGCATGCTTAGTTTTTGCCCGGGAGCAACAGTAAGTTCTTTTAGCTTTACTTGTTTACCGTCTTGATGTAGCACTCTGTAATATCCCCATGTTCTATCTGTTTTAGCATTTTTCCAATCTTCCAGTAACCACGAGCTTGAATTTGCTTTGCTGTCGCCGCCGATTGAATATGCAAATCGCAAGTCGTCATCGTGGTATGACATACGCATTTCTGGCGTGTTGTTACTGGTTCTGTCGCCGCCATTCGCAAAAATTATCCTAGCATCTGGATACATATCTCTAACTTTAGCAATAGCATTGCATGCAGAACCGTCATTATCATTAAAATCAATGACGTCATCAACTACACCAATACTGGCAAGTACACTTTTGCGTTCATCAAATGGCATAAAAGGTCTAGATTTCTTTCTAGTTAACCATGCGTCTGAATTTAATCCAACTATCAGCTTATCGCCCAGTGCTTTTGCCGATGTTAGATAGTTAATGTGACCGCTGTGAATTGGGTCAAATCCACCCGAAACAAGAACTATTATCACGATCTAAACATCCTCCGTTTAACATTAATTTGTAACTCATTTTTAGTACGACTATCGATTATAGTTTGCAGCGTAAACAGCTTACCATATCTACAAGATGCATCTGCGGCGTCTTTTATATCATCGTCCCAGTCAGGAAAGCTTACTGCCCACCCGTGTTCCAATGCTATATCTATCAAGCCTTGATTTTTTCTTTGTCTGTCAGGCAACACTATTATTTCTTTATCGCTGCCCTTTAACCATGCCAACTGCTGTTTGCTGAGCTTGCTGCCAAGTGCTGCAACTCCATCAATCGCAATAGCATCAAACGGTCCTTCTACAAGTATCACATATTTACGCCCATGTTTTATTATAGCGTCGCAGTTAAACAAATACCCAGTTTGCAAATCACTGTTATAATATCTAGGTATTCCGTCCGGTGGCGTGCCTGCATATCTAGCAGTCCATCCAACTATTTTGTTCTTGTGATAAAACGGAACAATTAATCTATGATTCAAATCCCATTTACTGCTAGAACTCCAATGGTAATCCCATCCACCTGCAACAGCAGATCCTCTGCTTGCAATGTAATTGCAGCATTTGACAAAATTATCATCTAATTCGTCATCTTCCATCACAGCTTGGATGGGTCGTGCATTTTCTGGTAATTTAACTTCTGTAAAATCACCGACGATATATGCATCCGTGTCATTGGGTGTTGCAGTGATGCCGTTGATTTTATTATGTAATAGTTCTAACTTTACAAGTTTTACATCATCTTCTGGCACGTTTAACCATGACAGTAGATTGTTAAAATTTCTGCCAATATTTAAATTATCATATACAGTTTTAAAGCCGCAGTTATAACAGTTGTATGCTACCTGACCTTCTTCTGTTATAAGCATGTTACCGCGCATGCGTGTATCTTGCTTATGCCCCCTGTGATGGCAGCACGGTGCATTAAACATCATCCAGCCACGAGGGCTGGTTTTACGTTTATGCGGTAGATGTTCTACTATCAATTGATGTATAAGTGCCATCTACCATTATACACTCTACCCGTTAGTTTTTATAGAGTACTTTGTGGAAAACGCCATCGTTAACTATTAACGTACCAAGGGCTCGTACACTAATTGGATTTTGATCACCTGCCCATACAGGTATGAATCCAAATCTTACCCAATATGCATTACAGCTAAAATTAAACAGTGTTGGGCCTTCATCACCGTTGTTTGTATGATCAAATATGTAAAATGGGCTGCTTGGAGTTAAAGGAATATAAAACCATTCTTGTGGCAAGGGTGAATCATTTTGCAAACTAGCCTGTACAAAAAATGATCCTATCCACTTGGTTTGATATACAGCAACCGTATGCAATCCTCCGGCTTTTTGCACTTGTGCATCACCTGGGTATGCGCCGCTGAGGAACATAATATCGTCTGCTAGCCCCAATGGCGTCTGTGTAAACTGTGCTGCTAATATTTCTGTAGCAGGAACTTCGGCACGCAATACACCGTCAAACAATTGAAAATTGCCAGTTGCAGTTTTATTGATATCAGTATAGAATAACTGTTGAACGCCGTTGACGTTTGTTACTCGTACTGTGTAATCATAATAGTTTGCAGTCCAATCTTCTATGTCACCCGGATCAAGTGTGAGTCGAGCTTTGCCTTGCAATGGAACTGTTACTTCCACTGGTTTGGTTATCATAATTTGACCGTTGTTTTGATTCTGGATAACGCATTCCATTTCCAATCCAACTAGATTTACCGGTCGACGCTCGTTATTTCTAATTACGAAATCCAGCGTATTGGTTACACCTTTGTAACATTTTATATCATACTGTATCATAGGCCAATTCACATATGCCGGGTTTGCATCCCACGATACCAGCTGTATGTATTCCTTGAAACTGAATAGGAAGACTGTCGGCATGGCATTCCATTTTATATATACCCTGTAAGTATTTATAAATACCTATGAGCAGGGCATAGCACACATGATAGATACCAAACACGTATTGCAGGAAAAGTTTCCATTTCTTACAATTATACGACATCTCAACAATGAATACCTCGGCATTATACAAAATGCAGATCAATTATTTGTCAGTATGTATATCATGGATAATACATTCACTGAGCAAATGAAGAAAAACTTTATGGAATGCGGAGACACATGGTGGTGGGAAAGCAATCGTCAAATTCCCATAAACATGTTCATCAAAGAACGTTTTGCAGAATTCAAGCCCAATCTGCGAGTGTTTGCCAGTAAAGACACGGAAATAGTGCAAGGGCCCATCGTTAATCTCAAAGACACTATGAACAAGCGTGTCAAACGTAGAACTATACAGCTGGTGAGAATAACTCAATGAATCAAGCTGATATAGAACAGGTTCGAGAATATACCCACGCCATGAGAAGTTTTATACGGCTTAACGATCCGGGTGCAATAATGTGGGCAATCAATAATATGCCGCGTCATCTTGTACCACATGTTAAACATATAGTAGAAGACAATAAAAAGATGATTATGCGGTATATTGCCGCTAAAGTCGAACGTTATGGATTTTTAGATAACTTGGTGATAAACTCTATTAACGCATTAGATACGGCCAGAATTAACTGGCCGGATATCGCTATTATTAAACAAAGTATACACGATGCAGAATTACAGCTTCTTGCAGATTTACAAGAACCATAATACAGTCTAACCGCATCAATCTTTCAGCGTAGTGCCTTCGACAGTAATGCGAACTGTACCGTCTGCATTGACAGTTACCATATCTTTGGGTTCTTCGTCGCGTTTTGCAGCATCCTCTGCTTCTTTCTCATCGCTCCATTTTTCAAACGTGCTGTGAGCATAGGCAAACATAGTGGCTTCGCTGCGATCAAAGATACGAGCAAATGCAGTCAACTCTACATTGTCGTCTTTTTTGTCTTCTGCTTCTACCCAAACGTTAAACGGGAATTCAAACTGTTCAACAGTTTCCCAAATATCAGCCAACCTATCAGGGTGTGCAGAAGGACTGCGGAATAGGTAACCCATACCAAGACTGGGATCCAAGCGTTCAAGTGGATTGTATTCCAATCCAGAACCCATAGGCCATTGTTCTTTCTTGTATTTCAATTTTACATCTTGCCCAAACATATTGCCGGTGCAAGTGAGTTTACATTTAGTACGAGCCATGTGTGTCTCCTGATTTCGATTCATCTACTGTAACAGATTCTGCCAATTGGTCAAGCAGTAAATTTGCATGAACATATACCAACATTGCATAAGACACAGCATGCGCTTTCTTAAACTCGTATCCTGCTTCGCCTTTTGTCCATATCTCGTCGCGAATACTGTCGAAGCCGCGACGTTCACACTGTTTTTGTAAATGTCGCTTGCCCGGTCGTATCAGCGCAAGTATCATTGCAATATGCTCTATACTTTTAGGCTTTAACCTAGCAGTAAGGTCGCCGTAGTTACCCAAATGAAATAGTTGCGATACAAACGCAGGAATGCCGAATACTTCCCAATCAATGGGTCTATGCATGAGATCCAACAAATGCGCTTCATCTCGTACCTGCTCATAAACACCTACATTTAAAAAGTCCAGCTTGAAGAATCCTCGAGACTCTGCTGCTTCATAATCCACACTGCATAGCCCAGTAATGGGATCTTGTGGCACATCATGAAAATAAACACCTGTGTTGTGTTTTGTAATTTTACCATCTTTGATAATGCTAGCAGGCACATAATTCATACCAGCAAGCGCACGATCTCTGTTTGCGAAATCAATGTCAATATCGCCTCTGTTATGAATACGTTCCACAATTAGCCTCTGTCAACTTTGTTGTTTATCATAGACCGTAGTCGTTCTATGTCACGAGTACGCTGACGCAAGTGTTCTTCCATTCTACTCATATCTGTTCGCATGTCTGTGATCATGCGTTCTGTTGTACGCAGTCGTTGTTCTAACAGTGTAACATATTCAGGATCAATAATCTTTAGTACATGCCCATCTATTGTAACTTGTTTGTGTACAGGTTTGGCAATCAGTGATATTTTCTTGGAAAGTGATTGCGGTTCATCATCTTGACTATCGTCACTACCGTACATGTTGTTAAGCTCGTTCATTTACATTCCTGCTTTCTTTAAAGTGTCTTTGATAAATGTTGCACTTTCTTTATCAGATTTGAATCTCAAGGTCCACTGTGCAATAGGTGCAAATTCTACAATCATACTTACTTGTTCAGGTGTGCATCTTGCCAGCATGTCTGCTGCACTGTTTGCATTATATATCACCCAGGGACTGACTCTGCCAGTTTTTACCCAATGTACAAGTTGATTTGTGTTTACTTCTCTAAAAAAATCTATCCACGACTTTTCATGTTGCTGTCCCCATTCTCGCATCAGCACTATTGCACGTTCCAATGCCTGTTCCGGACTTTCAGTACGAATGAGATCTTTTACATACTCTGCATACACTGCATCGTGTGTCCATTTGTCAATTGGCAAATTGTTCTTGATAACATAGTCTATGAATCTTTCGGGTTCTGGTGCAGCAGTATCTAGCAAATGCCTAGAAAATTTACTGAATGCAAGATAATACCTGCTATCAATAAACTCTCTGTACGAACGTTTTTTCTTAGCACTGCCAAATTGTTTAGATAGTTCATAGAACCGTGTCCATGCAAGAAACGCAATCCTGCCTTGTGGCAAATCTTTTTGAAACCATCGCCGTTTCTTCTCACAAACATGGTTAATCAACCGTAACTCGCTAGAGAATTCTCTATTACAGAATTCACACTTGTGCAAATTAGGAAGCACGCTCCATTTTTTTGGCATCTTCTACTAATTCCTTGATTTCTGCTTTGCTAAGTCCGGCATCTTCTCCGAGTTCACGCAGTGTATTCTTATCATGACGGCTCTTTAATATAGCCAACTCTGTTGCATTTATACCAGGATACAGTGATATGAAAAAATCATCAACTACTTTAGTACTACTGCCAACATTGGTTCTGGTATTTTTTGCACCAAGATATGGTCGATATTGTTTGGTAATCAATCCAGTTAAACACAACAGCATATGCTGTAATTCTGGATGTTTGCCAAGATCAAATAGCGATTTATTTACTAACTCGTTGGTAGCAATCACTGCATACGCAGCGTGTTTACTTTGCGGTCCTGCACTGGCCATGAATCGCATAAGAACGAAAGGAACATATTCCTTTTTCTCTTCAACTGTTAAGCCGTCATAATATTTGAGATCTTGCCTATCCAGTGCTTGGAGAACTGAATTCAAGTTTAGTTTTTGTGTACCTGTAGATGCTTTTGCCATATTGTATTGTACCAGATACTGTTAAATTTATCAAGTACAAGATTTGAACACATACTAGACATATGGGCAGACCACTTACTGATAAATGGACAGGCACCACACACGGTGTTAACCCGTTGCTGTATCCATTGTTACGGATAAACGGCATTGTTTCTCGCGGTTATATACTAAAGCAAGTGGGTGCAGACAGATTTTTAGTAGAATCAACTTCTGGCATGAAAAACATATGCAAGCTGGTTAATACAGATCAGTTGCAAATAGACGGGCAAATGTGTTTGAGATTCACTGGAGTTGCAAATGGATTTGTCAAAAACTTAACAGACAACAAACTGCGAGACTTCCACGGTAATAGTTTTTTATGGAATATCTACACACCTACAGATTTTGAAGTGTATGTGTACGATAATAGTGGCCATGCTGATAAATAAAAGTCAACAGCTATGATTATGCGGTTACCCGCCGCGTAGCCTTAGAACGGCACAAACAAGGAGTAAACAAATGGGACGCCCGCTTAAAAAGCAATATTTTGGCAACGTCACAGCATCCGGCCAAGCAGTTATCGGTAACGCTTGGGTCAACGGTGACACTGTGGCGAGACCATGCTGGATTTTCAAACAGCTAACATCTAACAGCTACTACTGGTTCTCAGTAGATGGCCAAGGCCCTGCAAGTGGTGGCCAAGCATATTTGGTAAACGGCGCTATCACTGGACCAGGTCAGGCCAACATCGCTGTATATCCATACGGTTCACAAGGTGGCGGCGCAACTGGTAGTGCAAACCTGGGTGTATACAGTGGCACAGCCATTGTAAGTGGTACAGGTACAGTTACCGCAGACTACGGTGTAGGTAACATATTACAAGTATCAGGTGGTACATATACTGGTAACCAACAAGCAAACGTGACAGTAGCTTCTGTAAAAGTTCGCACAACTGCTGCGGCAGTAGGTGGTTCAAACTACACAGTAGGTGATACTTTCACATTCAGCACCGCTGGTTTTACTACCAATGCTATACTAACAGTGGCCGCAGCAGACGCCACTGGCGCAGTAACAGGCATAACCATTACCAATGCGGGTGTATACACAGGCGCAGCATTACCAGCAGATCCTGTATCACCCACATCTACAGTAAAGACCAACGTGAGTGCAACTGGCGCAACATTCAATATTGGTTGGGGTCTTAACACATTCACTATTGCGAATATCGGTGACTACACTGTTCTTCCTGCAAATCCTGTAACACTTGCAGGCGGTGTATCAGGCACTGGTGCAACTGCTAACTTGGTATATCAAGTAAGTAGCGTAAAAGTTACAAATGGCGGATCGGCATTTGATCAGGGTGTTGAAGCAGCAGTAACATTTACCCCTGCTAACGGTGCAGCAGCTACTGGTACTGCAAACGCAGCAGGTTCTATTACTAGTGTAACTATAACCACAGCAGGATCTGGCTTTACAGCTATTCCAACAGTTGCTATTAATCCTATTGCCAGTGCATCATCTGCTGCACAGATATTCGATAACACTGTAACTAACTTTGCAGGACAAAACTACAAGTGGCTGACACAGGCTAACACCTTGCCAGATCCAACATGGGCACACTTGAACACTGAATAACTATTTGCCGGCGGTAAGCGGGCAGACTCAGGCAAAACCCTTAGAAAGCTGGAGCGATCTAAGGGTTTTGTTTTGGCTAAACATTCTATAGCAAAGACGACGACACCGGCATTTAGCCGGTGTCTTTTATTCTAACAACTGTAATTAAGCTATTAAGCTAGCTTTTCCTGCAATGCCTTTAGCCCGCATACAATGCTGCTATCTTCCATAACTGTAACAGGACCGCGCTGCCAATCTGGTGCAATTTTCTTCAAATCTTCACTGCTGATTTCGTTATCAGCATTTACAGTGCCCCAGCGTTTAACAGTTGTTTCAGTGAAAGCAATATTCTTCTCAGTTAGCAATGCTTTAGCGCGATTGCTATATGGGTCTTGCTTGAATGTATAAATGGTAGTTGCCATGTTTTATCCTACTGGATGAGTGTGATATTATTTATACGGTGATTAAACTAGTTTACGTATATCCAAGCTCTCGGGAATCTTACCGATATCCTTGAGGAAATATGCACACAATGGTGCAGGACTGTCACTTAATGGCACAGCTAATATCTGTCCATTTTTAAGTTTAGGGAAATACCAATTAACGTCGGGCCACAGATTAAGCACTTCCAGCTTTAAGAAGTGCGGCATGAAACCGTTTATTGGATTGTAGCAAAATACATCAAAGTCTTTATCATTGAGATAGATAAGCGGCATGATTTCCATCTCGCCGCTGTTTTTATCTCCAATAATAACACTCCAGTCTAATGGCATTTGTATATTCAAATTACCTATACGCAAGTCCACACAGGGACTATTGAAACTTTCAAGAAATATCAATGGTATGAAATAGTAATCTACATTGGCTTGGTCAGAATAATCTAGAACACCGAAGCGTATATCTTCGGCGTTGTCTGGTATCTGGTTCAAGTTGAACGTTGTGTTATAATTTGTGAGTATTTTCATTTGCATCATTACTTATTGGTAATAATGCATTGCTACTAATAATTATTAAGTTAATCTGTCTATTTTTTCAATGGAAAACGGATATTTTGCCTGTTTATAGAACTGCTTACGTTTTGTAAGGTGCTTTGCACTAAATTTGCAAGTACTGGTCATATCCCATATTTGTACAAAGTCTTTGTCCTCTGCTTTACGTAGCCCACGACCGATACTTTGTATAACACGAACGAAACTTTTACCCGGTTCTATCAATACCAAATTAAACAATCTGGGTACGTTGATACCCACAGCAGCAACACCATACGTTGCAATCAGTGTTTGGTCATCGCTAACAGCAATGTTATCATATTCTACTTTGCGGTCTTTGGACTTGACTGCTCCACTGATAAACGTACTGCCTTCTATGAGCTGTTCCAATGCTTTGCCTGTTTCAAGTCTATCACATAACACAAGTGTATTACCTCCTGCGGAAATAGCAGCAATCATATCTGCCATCCATTTGATACGATCCTTGTCAGTAGTTAAGAATTTAAGTTCTTCCTGATAGTTGTTGTACTTGACAACTTCTTTGGTTTGCAATACGTTCACATGACAATTAGCAAGCACACCTTTGGCTTGCAAGTCGCTTGCAAACAAATCACCCACGTTAGGACCAACACTGACCAGCAAACTGAGTTTATCTTGATCTTCTTCTGGTATAGTACCAGTCATGCCCCAACGTATGGGTACATGGCGAAACGTATCGGTCATCAATCGTGTTACAACATCTGCTTTGAGAATATGACATTCGTCTACAATTACGCATATGAGATTCTGCATGAATATTTCATGTTGATGTTCATCTAATGCATCCTTGCTGTTCTTATCAAGCACATTAAGACTTTGCCAGGTACAAATAGTATGTGTTCGGTCATACTCTTTGCGGTCACCATATAGAACGCCGACATCCAGTCCTAGATTTTTATAGTCAACTTCTGTTTGTTCAACAAGACTCTTGCTAGGTACAATGACAATACTACGCCCATAGGGCTCTATTATTCTGCTTAGAGTAGCAGTGAGCAGAGTCTTACCTGCGCCGGTTGCAATTTGTTGAATACATTGAAGATTTTCTACGTATGTGTTAACTAATTCAACTTGGTAGTCTCGCAGTACAATTGGCTGATCTGCACGTTCATGGCCCTTTGGCCACACTTTTGGCGCATGATAGTCTGCGCCAACTCCGCCCAAGCTGATATCGTACTGTAAGCGATTATCTTCCAGCTCAAATTCAAAACCATTGTCTGTAATTACAGGCAACATTCTGTCTAGTAGATTCAAATATGTTCTGCCACCTAATGTGCAAAAGCTTTTGGTACCATCCCAGCGTCCAAGTTTGAATGCTGCGCTATAACGTGCACCAGGCTGGAAATATTTCACAGCATCCACACAGGCTTTGCGTGTGCTTAAATCAAGACCTGCCATCTTGATATTAACTTCGTCTTCTATTGTTATTACACATTGTTTTGTCATTTATAATTTTACCATATGTACTGCTCATATACAAGCAAAAAGAGGAGGGATTTCTCCCTCCTCTTTTTAATTAGCACAATGTAAGCGCGGTTTACATCATGCCGCCCATGCCACCATCATTCTGCGGTGCTGAATTTTCTTTCGGCAATTCAGCAATGATAGTGTCAGTAGTTAGAACCATACCTGCAACGCTTGCAGCGTTCACAAGTGCAGTCTTAGTCACTTTGGTTGGGTCAATAACACCCTGTGCAATCAAGTCGCCGTATTCACCCGTAGCTGCATTGTAGCCGTATGCGCCAGTGCCCTTGGTGACTTCGTTGACAACTACGTCTGCTGCATCACCTGCGTTGCTAGTAATGGTACGGATTGGCTCTTCCATAGCACGAAGTACAATGCCGATGCCAGCAGTTTGATCTGTGTTAAGACCTTTGAGATCTTTGATAGCATTGCGAGCACGAATAAGTGCAACACCGCCGCCGGGTACAATACCTTCTTCAACAGCAGCACGAGTTGCATGCAGTGCGTCATCAACACGGTCTTTGCGCTCTTTGACTTCTACTTCAGTTGCACCGCCTACTTTGATAACAGCAACACCGCCCGCAAGTTTAGCAAGACGTTCTTGCAGTTTTTCACGGTCATAATCGCTAGAGCTATCAGCAATTTGTACTTTGAGTTGTGCAACACGCTCCTGGATAGCAGTCTTGTCACCAAAACCATCAATGATGGTAGTGTTGTCTTTGTCAATCTTGATGCTCTTTGCACGACCAAGATGTTCCAATGTGGTCTTTTCAAGCTTCAATCCAAGGTCTTCGCTAATAACAGTACCACCTGTGAGGATAGCAATATCATCTAGCATGGCTTTGCGACGATCACCAAAGCCAGGTGCTTTGACAGCAGCAACTTTGATAGTACCTCGCAGCTTGTTAACAACCAATGTTGCCAGTGCTTCGCCTTCGATATCCTCGGAGATGATAAGCAGCGACTTACCTGTTTGCATTACACTTTCAAGAACAGGGATAATGCTTTGCAGGGTAGTGAGTTTCTTGTCGTAAATCAATACGTATGCATCGTCCAATTGTACTTGCATTTTTTCTTGATTGGTAACAAACAAGTGACTGATGTACCCACGATCAAACTGCATGCCTTCGACAATATCCAGTTCAGTGTCAAGGCTTTTGTTTTCTTCAACAGTGATAACACCTTCTTTACCTACACGCTGCACAGCTTCTGCAATTAATTTGCCGATATCACGATCGCTGTTTGCAGAAAGGCTTGCAACTTGCTCAATTTCAATAGGTGTAGTGCAAGACTTGCTTAGGTTATCAAGTTCAATAACAGCAGCAGATACTGCTTTGTCAATACCGCGCTTGATGTCCATGGGATTCATGCCAGCAGCTACCAGTTTAAGTCCTTCACGGATCAAACTGTGTGCAAGTACAGTTGCAGTGGTAGTGCCGTCACCTGCGTTGTCAGCAGTTTTGCTAGCCACTTCGCGCACCATTTGTGCGCCCATATTTTGAAACTTGTCTTTCAAGTCAATTTGACGTGCAACTGTAACACCGTCCTTGGTTACCAGCGGTCCACCATAGCTACGTTCAAACGCAACGTTGCGACCTTTGGGACCCAATGTGCTTTTTACAGCATTTGCGAGAATATCAATACCCTCGAATAGTTTCTTGCGGCTGTCATTGCCGAAAATTACTTCTTTAGCCATGTGTTATACTCCTACCATTAGTTAAAAACTGCGAAGATTTCATCTTCTTTTAACACCAAAAGGTCTTCGCCTTGGTGTTTAATTTGAGTACCTGCATGTTTGCCAAAAAGTACTCTGTCTGCCACTTTAACTTCCAGTGGGATGTAATCGCCGTTGCGGTTCTTTTTACCCTTGCCAACTGCTAGCACAATACCCTGATCAGGTTTTTCTGCAACAGTGTCTGGGATAACGAGACCACCTTTGGTGACAGTATCACTGTCCACCCGTTTGACTACGACCCTATCATTAAGCGGTCTTAGCTCTGTCATCGTATTCTCCTATGATTAATATCAAGCACCAAGCATTGCCTGGCCTCTAATAAAACTATAATCGGCAAATGGCTGTATATCAAGTTTTATCAGTAAATTTGTGCAGATACTGTTATCCACGGGTATCCAAGTGCGCGTCTTCCATACCTTGAATACGCAAGCGTACAATGTTGCTTATTTGAAACTGTTTGACATCAAGGCCTTTTATCAAAGCCAAATACTTGTTACGTACCAATGCAACTTCGTTTATTAATATACACATGGATACAACACCGTCTTCACCATCTATGTATTTTTCAATACTGCGGTCGGACAACTCTCGCTGATATCGTTCAAGATATTTACGATAATGATCCGACCGCATTTTATCGTAGCGTATGTTTACCAACTTCAATATTGCTTCAATTTCTTGAAGTTGCCCAAATCTATAAGCCATTATACCGCTTAGTTCTTGAGAATTCTTTTCTACGCTGCCAATAATCTTTGTTTCTACCCAGGCTGTTTCTAGTTGACGTTGGAACCAATCTATAGCATCAGGTAATTTACTCAAATCTGTAGCTACTTGACTGTACCACATTGTGTCTTTACTTTCCTAGCCTGTTATAAAACTCCCAAAGTTTCCAGTCTATTTTATTAAGCTGTGTAACCATAGCAAGTGACAATTTCAACTGAGCTTTGGCGATTGCCATTGCATCGTTGCTGTCCAATGCTGCTGCTACTTCGCGTTCTAATACCACATGTGAACTATCAAGTTCTGTAGTAGCCGCAGTATTAGCAGTTACCGCTGCATTGGAATTTGGATTTATTCGAACAATTTTAGATATTTTGGTTGTCATATTAACTGTTACTCATCTATATCGTCATCGTAGTCTATTACGAATTCGTCTAGCGATTCGCCGGTATATTGTGCATCCATTGCAATGTCAAGGTGGTCATCTTCACCTCGCAGAACTTCAAATTCTTCTCTATCCATACCGTTATCTGCAAAAATATGTACTAGCTTTCGCGCCATATCTTCTCGCTTGTTGTTAGGAAGCAGTTCTGACACTGCTTCCCATACTTCCAACAACAAATTAGCCCCAATACTCATTCATCATCTCCATTTATATTATCAACTGTATCGTCTGATTCTGCTACACTGTCCATAACAATTTTAGACTCGTCCCACTCTGACATAATCAAGTCTAGCAGGTCATCGCTGATCCCAGAACGGAAGTACTTATGTTCCTTGCCAGTCTTGTCCATGTACTTTAATTTGTTCCCGTCTTTGGCAAGTACGCCTTTTTTCTCAAAAAGGTCGATAAGACCACTGTATTCATCCATACCAGTATCCCACGGAATCTTTAGTTCTACAGATTCAAATGGCTTGTTGTAACGAGTTTTCATAATCTTACATGCAGCACGGATACCGCGAACGTCTGTTACCTTCTTGCCGTCTTCATCTTCTTTGAGTTTAAGCTTACGCATTGCAACCACAATACTGCTTGCATAGATAAAGCCTTGTCCACCGCTGATCTTATCATCAGGATCAAACATATCCTGACTTGCATAGCTATGGTTAGTAACGACCAAACCAACATCATATTCTCCAAACATGTTTACGCAGTTGCGCACAAGTGCAGCAAGTGCTTTGGGTTTACGACCCATGTCGCCTTTCATGTCACCTGCTTCAAACTGATTAACATCAGTGGGTGTAAGCAACATGCCCAAGCTGTCCAATACAAACAGCACTTTAGGTCGATCTTCTGGATCTGATTTTTCGTATTTGCTCTTGTAATCTTTCATAAAGTCGCTGATAAGTCTAGCAACATCATCAATCATAGCAAGATTGCATTTAAGCAACTTGTCTTCGCTGGTATCAACACCTAGAGGTTTCAACCAGTTTTCGTCTAGTGCGTTTTCGGTATCAATAACAATAGGGAAGATACCTTGCTTCTGTGCATTGCGCACAATGTTACCACTGCAAATATAACTTTTGCCAGAACCACTTTGTCCTGCAAACATTGTTACTTTACCAAGCGGGATACCATTTTTGAAGTTACCGCTGATACAGTAGTTAAGTGCATAGTTACCACTGTGGATCCAAGTACTGGGATCGTGGAAGCCCATGCTTAGTGTAGGGATAGATTTTGTAATGTCTTTACGAAATTTGCTTATGTCAAACGGCTTCATTCACTGCTCCAGTGTTGTTTAAAAATTAGCAGAGGAGCGTTAACTCCTCTGCTGTTATCATTTAGATATTAGCTTTGGCCAAGCTTGCGACGACGGATAGCTTCAAGAATATCTTCTGGCGAGGACATCTTAGGCTTATCACTTGCAGGTGCAGCAGTAGGAGTTGGATCTTTCCAACCACTATCTTGTACAGCAGCAGTCTTTGAAGCAGCAGCACGTTCGAGAATGCTGTTTGCAGTCACAGGCTTAGTAACTGGTGCAGATGGTGCAGCTTCACTGGCCTCAACACCTTCCATACGCATGCCGCTAGGACGATAGAATTGACCCCAACGTTCTGCATCATACAGTTCTTCGTTTACGCTAGCATGGAACATTTCAACAATTGCGTTAAGATGTTCGTCGTCTGGCTTCTTGGGCAAGAACTGATTCAAGCTGTACAACCCAAACTTTTCAACTGCACCCAGTTCATCTTCATGCAGCGCACGTTCTTTCATTGACCAGCTAGAGCTAGCATAGTTGGCATAGCCACCTTTGGTAGTCTTGGACAGATAGAAGTCGCGTCCGTTTGCGTAGTCAGTTGGGCTGTTCTCAAGATCCTGACGCATAAGAATGCCTTTAACAACATCAAACACGCTGGGATTGATAATGAATCGACGAATAGGATTCTCAGGAGTGTTGTCATCTTTGTTGGGATTCTGAGGAACGAAGCCTTGGAACAGATAGCTTTTCTTACGCCAGTATTTGCGTGCCATATCTTCCAATGACGGATCTTTCCACCACGGACGAGTCTCTGCTGCGATCGGGCAGCTATTGGGCTTCCACATGTCCATGCAAGGTACTTGCACTTCAACTGGTTTTGCATCAGTGCTGCCTTTAACACCAGGGAATGGGATTTTGATAATCAAACGCTCTTCCCAAAAGAAGTCGTTCGAGTCGTTGCCATCTGGGAGAAAACGTAGTGTTGCGGTGCTACCTTCTGGGTTATTCCAGAACGGATAAATGCTGTTGTCGCCTGTAAAGCTACCGCCTTTACCGCGTTGATCTTTGCGAGCCTGTTGCTCTAACAGCTTAGCTTGGATTTCTTTAAGATTCAATGCCATGATAATGTGCCTCCTATATGTGCTTTCATGTGCCTAATATGGTATTAAGACAACATACAATGTATGTTGACAGTATTATTTATGCCACAGCAACCATCAAAAGTCAAATTTACTATTGATAATTACTGTATCGCATGCTAGTGTGATTGGTTATCTAACTGCGACTAAGCAGTATGCCGCAGTTAGATATGTATAGCAAGAGTAGATGTTAAAAATCGTGCGATGTTAATCCGGCCAATTCACCAAGACGAATAATGTCTATATCGCCATCATCATCGTCGTCTGTGAATTCGTCGTCTAATACATCCAATTCAATTGGTGCATCCAAGGAGTTGTGCGGCGACTGTACAATATATTTTGCAGCAGTGTTCATTGCACCAACTGCATCTGTGTCATCGTGCGAGCAACCACAGTGTTCTATCAGATCATTTGCAAGATCTAGGTATGCTTGTTGATCTACTTCAGAAAGTTGATTGAGATCTGTTATACCGATACCGTAACCTCGGTTACCACTTAGTCGCTTACTGTCCTTGCTTAACTTGCGAATCGCATCTTTTACTATAAAACTGCGATCATCCCCGGCATGTTTGAGCATTTTATTGGCGTGTTTGAGTTGTATATAGTCTTCACTCATTCGCAGAATTGCGCCGCCAATATCATCATTTAACCTGCCATTATTGGCTAGGTGTCGTGCCATTGCTCTTGCACCTGCAATGTGCGGATGTGGATATGCAAAACGTTCGCCTAATTTGGTTTCGATGAATATGTTGCGTATACGACGCCAGCGACTTCCTTGCTTGGATTCATCTACTGGATCTGTATGACGAATAATAAGTTTACTGTTGCCTATCTGTTGATAGCTGCTTTTTGTACTACCATATGGCTTACTGATATCTTTGCTTTCATTGACTTGTTTTGAATCTGTCAATGGCCCACCTGTTACCCATGCATCACAAGTACGACGACTGGCACATTTGAATTTCAAGAAACGGCAGTAGCCCAGATCACCCGCATCAATGGTAGGATCATCTGCTCCGAGATCTGAACCTATGCCCTGGGCAATACAGTCCAGTGTTTCTGTACGTTGATCAAATGCTGCACAATTGCCACATAAACTAGATTTAGCTTCTTTTGTGCTGTCTAAATTCCACTCGTCTACTTTTTTCATCCAAAACTTGTTGTTGGGTAAATCTGGATTTAATGGGCCATAACCATATTCATCTATGGCCTTTTGTCTATTTTTGAGATTGAGTGTGATATTCTGTGTGGCAGGTGGGCATTTTTTAGAATCTTCATCTATTGATTTTGGTTTTTTGCCAGCTTTTTTCATAGAAATAGCAATTGCTGCTTGCTGTGCAGATGCCTTGCTTTCTTCTATGTTGTTCACCGCATCTTCACGAGGATCAATATCGTGATCAAACTTGTACCAATTGATACTAAGTCCTTCTGCATCACCGACGTTGTTTTCCATACTCTTTTTAAGATTAATGATTGTATTAAAATCACCGTCATTTTGCAATGTTGGAGTTTTAATATCCATATGACTACTGCTGTCTTCGTTGTGCAAACTCAGCAGTATGTTGAAGTTTTTAAGTGATGGATCCTGGCTAGGCACAGCGGCGAAGAATCTGGTAGCCTCGTGTGGATCCATGGTTTTGTTTCCAGCTTTATCAAACATCTGCAAGCGATAGCCTCGCCCACGCAGAATGCCAAAAACTTTGTCGCCTATGATGTCCCAGTTGTAATTCATTGTGAAATATTTATCATCAGAAGCCCATACTGAACGGCATAGGCTCAGACCCTTCGTCGTCAAAGTCATCTTTCATAAGATTACTCATACTTTCATCCCACGATGTTACCAATTGCATCATTCTAATACACAGCAATGCAGCCATTACACAGTCGTCATTCTCGCCGCTCTTACCTGCAAAGCTATTGCCTTTGGCAACAAAGAACTTGGTCTGTCTTACCAATGGCTTACTCAAAAACGTCAACTTACCGCCTTCGATTAAACCTTTCATTTTCATACAGGCCAGTGCTTTGCTGCGAGTATTTGTATTAAGTCCGCGACGTAAACGGCTAACACCTCTAACTTTGGGTTCATGTAACCACATGCCTGCAAAATGTTCTTCGCCTATGTCATCTATTGTAACAATGGCAGCTTCGCCCCAACTGTTGTTTTCCAATGTAAAATACAGTTCAGGCTCTGTGCGTTGTTCCCTGTGTTTTTTCATTTCATCATATATGTAACGCAGTATTCCCTGCATGGTTTTTACCTGCTGTGGTATACTAGTGCGGTTATGACTCCATTCGGCCACTTGTCGCATATCTGGTAAACTGAATACTTCTATAGCAGAGTAATCCTGCCCTACACCTGCACTGGGATCAAGTGCTACCAAATATGTTTTGTTAGGTTGAATGACATCGTACCATCTAACGTTACCCATTTTGTATATGGGTTCTACACCCTGCATTTTCAGCAGTGTTACAGCATTGATAAGTGTTTCATCCGCAGTTAAGAATTCGCAACCATATTCACGACGGAATCTGTCTGCACCTATTTTAGCAGATTCCTTCACTGCCCATGCTTCATCGCGACCCGGAACTTCGGTATAGCTTGCTGTGAATCCATAGAATCCATTAATACCAACACCGCCTGGTATAGTGTCGCCATGTTCGTCAACGGTTTTGTTGGCACCATACCATATTTCAGCAAACTTATCTTCGTCGCTGTTTGGTGTGCTGGTAATAATGCATTTACCGCCAGTTGCCAATGTTGGCGCCATGGCTGTCCAAAATTCTTCTGCAATACGCGGTTTAACGAATGCAAATTCGTCCAAGTACAGCAGGGAAATTGACATGCCCCGTCCGCTGTCTGGCGTAGTTGTTGTGGCTTTTATACGACTACCGTTGTCAAACTTAACGTCCTGTACGTTGTAGGTGCTTACACCTGCACGTAACCAGTCAGGTAATTCTTCATAGGCAAACTTAACACGATCCATAATTTCGTTCGCAGCGCGGAATTTGTTAGCTGCAATCAGTATGGTAACGTCTTTATTGAACATTGCGTACCACAACATAAATCCTGCTGCTGTAGTAGTCTTACCACTTTGACGAGGCAACAGCGCAATAGTACTGATATTGTGATGATATGCATCTACCAAACGTTTTTGATAATCATACGCTTCAAATTGCATCTTACCACGAGTGGGGTGTTGGATCCACATGTAGTTTTCCATAAAGTACAATGGGTCAGTACTGCATCTGGCCATTTCTTTTATTTGCTTAGGTGTGTAAGTGGTTTTCGCACCTGCTGCTTTAACCAGTTTAAAATCTAAATCAGTTGACATCGTATCCTCAGATGAAAAAAGCAGCGCATAATGCGCTGCTTTTACTTATTCTTGTAAATTACAAATCAACGTAGTTCATTACGCATTTGTATCTTAGTTAGCCGGTACCCACACTTTATTATTTTGATCATTGACATCTCTAACATATAGTTGTCCTGCAATCATTGCTTCTTCACCCGGCTGGTAATAATTAACCTTGGCATTGGCAGCACCCATACTTGGGAAAGTTGTCATTTCTGGATTGCCAGCGTCATCGGTATCAGGTTCTGCATATGTCCAACCCATTGATTCTGGATCTGACATTTGGTTAGCATATATGTCATTTTGTGCTTGTCGTGCAGCAGATTGATTAGGCGCATTAAGCGCAGATTGATATGCCTTTTGTGCATTACGTTTGGCAATCTGAGCGTCCAACGCTGCTGAGTTTTCATCAGCTAGACTGGAATCTGCAGGTTCGTCATTATTGTTATATGCAGGTTCTGCACTGTTCAATGCAGCATCAAGTTGCGATGTTGTATCTGCATCCAATACACCAGTTACAGGAATCCCGGCTTTAGACTGGAAATTGGAAATAGCTTGTGATAGTGCATCGGCATCCTGTTTAGTTACAGCTTCTGACAACACTTTTATTCTGTAAAGTGTTTGTGTGGTTTCCAATATCTTTGCCAACTTGCGTATTTGTTCCATTACGTCTTGACGCTTGACAGTACTAAGTGGGCTGCGACTTCCGTCATCTACAGGAGTTTCATCAACAAAAGGATCTTTGTCAAATTCATCACGACTGTTAGCAGTCAACGGACTATCAAATCCAGCATTGCTGGGATCTAAATCAGCTTCTTCAAGCATTTGAGTATATTGATCACTGTAGTTTTTAAACAGTGTTATTGCACGCTCTGCCATCAGTGTATTATCGCCGATTTTACCAAAGCGTTGATTCAAGTGTGGGCCATCCCATACGTATTCTTCTACGTCTAATGGTTCGCCTATTTCACTTTTCTCATCATGCCCATAATCATGGTCTGCATTTTCCATGGTCATACCACAAGTGCAGCTTTCAGAACCACAACCGCAATCATCTGATTCGTCGCCACAAGTGCAATCTTCTAACGGGCGATCACATGCATCGCACATTGCAGTTTGATTCATACCGCATGTGCAACGATCTTCTGGCATACCACAATCGTCGCAGACATTGGAATGGTTGTTTACATCCATGCGACTGCCCATGCCAGCATTACGTAGCATGGTTGCCAGTGTGTCGACATCATCGTCTGTTGCGTTAATAGTCAGTGATTTAGTAGCTTTTCCATCAGTAACTACCATGTTACTATTAATGGTAAATCCTTCTTTTAACTGTTTGCTTTCATTGAAGTTATTTGTGTTAGTTCCCCCGGTTACTACCATACCCCACTCCTCTGGGCCATTGTTTGTAGCGCCCAAGCTTGTGAATGGCATACCTACCAATGGTGCATCTTCATTTACTTCATCTTCTACGCCATACTTGCGCATAAGGTCTTCAATGGTCATGCCATGTGTTGAATCGTCGTCATGTTTGACCATTTCGTCTACAGCATCAGCAGACATATCTGCTGCCATATCGTCTACTTTGGCCTGGTCGTCGCTGTCACCTGTCATTTCACTAAGACCTGCGAGTTCGCGCATTCTGTTTACAGATTCGTCCATGCTATTGTTATCCTTTACCACTGAATTATGCTGCCTTACACCTGCAAGTGTCGATATCTGCTCACCAACTGACTGTTGTGTACGACCATTTGATCGGGTCATGACGCTATTATCTTTGTTAAGACCCAATGCACCAGTTATACCATTTGATATTTGGGTTGCAAGTTGTTTTGCAATTTCTTGTATAAGACCATCTGCTACGTATTCTAAATCTGCATCTGTAAAATCACTAAGATCCATACCTAGAACATCACCGTAATATAGTTTTACTATATCACCCCTGTTAACATACAAGTTACCTGCAATATCTGCTATTGTTGCAGCAACACCAGGTGCACCAGCTGCTAGATAACCGAATACCTGTGCTACATTAACACCTGCGATACCAAGGTCTACAAATGCGTTGCGCCAATTGCCGTTTTTTACTTGATCTAATGCATCTCTTCCTTGTAGATATGCACCTAGTCCTGGTATCGCTCTCCATAATACCTTTTTAATAATTGGCATCATGACTGGAGATTTTATCAATTTCGCAACTTTTTCAGCATCCGCAATAGGTAATTTTTTTTCAAATTTACTAAACGTAGGATATACATCGTTTGCAGTGCTGGCTGATACGCCACGCAATGGTTTCATAATATCTTTCATAATATCATCGCGTCTTGCAACTTCTTTTGCAATTTCAGGCCAATCCTTGCCCCAGGTTTTAGCTGCTTGATCTAACTCTTCATTGCTTAGCCCAATAATCTCGTATTTCAACTCGCGTGCATCGCTGGCGGTGCCGAATCGCAACTTTGCCAATTTGCTGGCAATGCCTGTTAAATTAGAACGACCGAATGTACCACCAGATATGCCGCCGCCTATACCGCCTGCTTCATTTATTCTAACTGACTTTTTTTTATGCTTTGCAGATTCTAGTGTAGGTATATTCAATTCTTTAGGTGCTGTTTTCAAAATCTTGTTTAATTCTCTCGCCAGTGTAGTGCTCATCAAGTTATCGAGCATTTTTTGTTCACGTGCAGACACGGGTTGCCCTGCTTTTACTTTTGCAACAGCAGCTTCCATGTCCTTCACAAGATTCGGTGTAATAGCAATGCCAGGTTTAAATGCATTACGTATATCACCGACGAGATTTCCTAAAAAATTTTCGTTTATTTTTGCCTCCGCTACAGTAGCAGATTTCATTTTACGGCCGGTTGATTCAGATGTTGGCCAACCATTGCCAACTTTTTTAAGGTCTGGACTGTTCCACGGTTTGGCTTGCTCGCCTTTGACGTTGGTTTGGTATGGCTTACCCTTCCACATAAACACACCACCAGCACCACCTGCTGCTTTACGTGCTGCACGGAATGCATCTTTAAATGATGTTGGTGCAGGTACAGAGGATGATGGTGCGGGTATAGCAGTTTTAGGTGCAGCAGGCATTCCCGCAGCAGGACCTGCTGGTCTTGCTCCACCTACAGCAGGCGGGTATGCAGTTTTTGGCATGTAAGTCGGGTCACTTGTTACTCCACCACTTGTATCAGCAGGTGGATATGCAGTTTTTGGCATGTAAGTCGAGTCACGTGTTACACCACCACTTGTATCAGCAGGCGGATATGCAGTTTTTGGCATGTAAGTCGAGTCACGTGTCACACCTTTTGTTGCGGGTAGTTTCATTCCGAATTTACCGCCGCTGATACCGCCGCCGATACCGCCTGCTTCGTTTACGCGAGTAGTTTTCATTCTACGGCCAACTGATTCGGATGTTGGCCATCCACTGCCTACTTTCTTAAGATCTGGACTGTTCCATGCTTTAGCTGGTTCGCCTTTGACGTTGGTTTGGTATGGCTTGCCTTTCCACATGAACACGCCACTTGCACCGCCCGCTGCTTTACGAGCAGCACGGAATGCATCTTTAAATGTAGCAGGTTCTGGCACATATGATGTTGGTGCAGGTATAGCAGTTTTAGGTGCAGCAGGCATTCCCGCAGCAGGACCTGCTGGTCTTGCTCCACCTACAGCAAGCGGGTATGCAGTTTTTGGCATGTAAGTCGGGTCACTTGTTACTCCACCACTTGTATCAGCAGGCGCATATGCAGTTTTTGCGCGGCGAGCTTTGACATCTGCCAAGTTTTGGTCGTAGTTTGGTATACCGTACTTTGTAGTGTTGGCTGGGTTGTTGTTGAGCGGTGTAACAGTGATTGTTTCTGGTTTTCCAACCGGTGTTACTGGCGCATCAAACGCAGTATTTGTGGAAGAGGCTACTGTAGGGCGGGGCTGTGGACGCGGAATAGTTGTAAGGCCCATAGACTTGGCAGTTGCGGCATTTGTTGCATCATCTTCTGCTTTATCAGCATTATCTATCGCCCCTTTGGCCATGTCAGTAAAAGCTTTATTCGCTTCATAGTCTGCCATAGTGTCAGCTTCTGCAATTTGTCCAGAGTTTTTTAGCATGTTGGCCAATGCAGCCGCATCGCCTTCTTCCATGGGTGCAGACCAGCACTCTTCCATGCCATGTACGGGGCAAGATTTGCCTTCCGCTGTCATATTGCATTTACCAGCCATTGCCGATTCCGGTGCGTCTTCTGCTACGTATTCCTGTCTTTCGCCTAGGCTTTCAATCGCCCTGAGCTTGCCGATCATGTTATGAAAATCCATTGGCGTTATCCTTTTTTTACAAATTCTGGTTTATTTGGTGCCCGCGGAGAGGAAAAGTTGACACGTTTGCCGTTGGCATCTTGATAGAATTTATACAAGTGTGCTGCACCGTCATCGAAATTGCCTTCTGCTCCCAATCCACTGCGCGGCGTAGGATTGGGGACATTACCTGCAACCTTTGTCACAGGCTTAGGTGTATCGTATCTTGCATTAAAATCTGCCATATCTTGTACAGGCTCTAATGGTTTTACTTTGTTCATATCCAACCAAGTAAACAATGGCGCTGGCGCATTGTATTCGTCAGTTGGTCTAGTTTGTTTTATAGATGCTAGATAATCTAAGAAACGTTTGTTATAAGCATCGCCGTATATATCTGTAGTAACCGGCTGCTCTACATCCTGATACATTCTATCAGTGCTTAGACGAGGTGCAGCTTTTAAATCCATGTCTGCTGCTTTTTTTCTAAACCCAAGATCAATTATGTGACGATCCACATTTGTTTCTACAGGTTCCGTTGCAGTACGCACAACTATTAGTTTTTCAGCAACGTTTAACACATCGCGCAGGCCTTGCATAGTAACATAACTGCTAAGCGGCTGTCCTGTTATGAAATTGATTTGATATACAGTGTGATTTTGCACATCTATGAAATCCATATTGTCGCCTGCTAGCAGTTGCGGTGCAGTAATGTCCATCAAATTAAATTGCTGTAGATAATTTGCTAATGACGTGCATTGTTCTTCAGTTGGTTCTACAACCAACTTAATTACATAGCCGTATTCTCTAGCATTTTCTGCTAGATATTGCTTAAATGACTTCATGGTATGAGAAGCTCCAATGTGAGTTATTTAGTCCCATCTTGTATTTCACCTAGCTGTTTCAACAACTCATTGCGATCGAGCATTGTGGCTTTGCCTTCTACAGCAGGGTTTGCAGTAGCAGGTTTGTATGCTCTATCCATTTTCAGTTTGTCCAGTTGCAGTTTTAGCATTTTGAGTTTTTTATCTACTTTGCTATTTTTAGCATCTACGGCAATTTTTAACATTTGACTGCTGCTGCTGAATATCTCACCAGCATGACGAATTTCCACATTCATACCTAGATCTTGTAAATCTTTGTGTGCTTGTATTGCAAGACCGGCTAATTCGTCCATTTCATCGTCGTGTACATCTCTGCCACGAGCAGCACTCAATTGCTTATCAATTTGTTCTGCTAGTTCCAGTGCAGATTTCATAGCAGTATTAGATACCAGCTGTGAATCATCTACGACATTGTCTGCTATATCTTCATCTAATGTGCCGTCTTCGATGTCAACTTCTACTTCAGTTGACATACTATCAATATCAAATGTATTTTCAAGTGTTCTAAAACGTTTGCTCATTTACGACCTGCCTTTGGTTTAGTTATGTAAATATCGTTCTCGGTTAGAACTCTAAATGTCATTCCGTTTTTCTTACACCATAACATGGCAGCAGACCATTTAGCAGTGTTTATCAATATAACTGCCTGATCTCTCTTATTTTTTGCACTTTCCATCAGTGCTTCTTTCATTGGTTTAACTTCTACAATTTCTGCTCTACGCTGCCCGTTTTTGTCTTGATACAGCACCATAAAGTCTGGTATATATCTACGTTGCTCACCTGTTAAAGGATTAACATAAGGTATGCTTATACTTTCGCTTGCCCATTGCAATACACTAGGATGAGTATCCAAGAAGTTCATAACTGTTAATTCCCAACTGGATCTGAATGTGGGTTTTGAATTACCTACTAGCTTGGCTGGGTTTTTTGGAACAAATAATCCCTGACTGTATTTTGCCATATCATACACCCATTGCTGCGATAATAGTAGGACCAAGTGTGGGATTATTACTCCAGTTTGGACTGAGATTTAAACCAACGTAACCTATTTGACTACTGGGATCTCGTACACTGTTTATTGTGTAAAGAAAGTCGTTTAACAATATTCCCTGTTTAAATAGATTCTGTATAGGCTGTCCTGTTTGATTTGCATAATATGTTGCAAGGTTCGCTAATACTTCTATTAGTTCGTCTGGCACACCTTGCCCGCCAAATAGACCTTTAGCAAGATTGTAAGTCTGTGATTGCATACCTGCTACATAGCGTGCAGGTGCTTGTGATAAACCATAGTTAGTTGCATCATTTGTTGCAGATATTGGATTGCCTGCACCGTTGGCAAATTGCCAGTTACCGCTACGATTTACAACTTGTAACTGGCCACTGTTGAGTGCCAGTTGTTTACGTATGCTGTTTAGTATTATATCTTTATTAACAGCCATTAATATGTTCCCTGTGGTGTATACGGTGCACCAGCACCGCCACTGTTGCCGCTATTACCAAATGTAATACCTCTAACTGGTGGTGTTTGTAATCCACCACCGCCAAAGTTGTGACTGCCGAACGACCCCAATGTGCTGTTATTAGGATTATTAACCACACTAAAGCTAGATAAAAACGATTCAGCTATAGCAGTTGTAGTTTTAGGCAATTTGCCAAATGGCAGTCCAGATAACACATTACCGAGCACTTGACCTACTATATTGTCACTATAAGACGAGCTTAACGAATTTGTTGAATATACATTGTCAAATGCATCTGATGCATTGCTATACGTAATTGCACTAGGGGTACCAAGTGTGGTACCCAGTCCATTTTGTATGCCGCCGCCTGTACGAGTAAATGCGTTATAACTTACTTGAGACAATCCAAAATTAGCAATAGCACTTGCAGCCGTACCCAATATACTACCAGGCGATTGCTGCCCGGCAATAAACTGGCTTAGTACATTGTCTACTATGCCGTTTAATGAATCTTGTATAACTCCGGATGTTCCCACATCCGGTTCCACTGCCGGCGGGCCCACATCAAATCCAAATTGTGCAGCAATGGCAGGCGTTATTATTGCACTTGGATCATAATTTATTGTTTCGTATGCAATTTGCATATCAATATCAGAAAGTTGCTCGCCGTCACTTTGATATGATTTAAAATTAACAGATGTAATTTTAGGATTAAGATAACTTACCCTAGTATATCGTTTACCAAATATTGCATAAACATCCAACCTTGTAAAGAAATTAACTTCTTCTGTTAATGGTCTAAGACCCCATCCTGTATCATCGCTGAATGTAGGAGAAACCGTGCTTTGCGACATTGTATACGGAGTTTTTTGTCTACCATCACCGAAATAATAAGTGAAATATTGACGCCACATATCTAATGGTTTGTTATCAACTGTATCCCATAGTGTAACATTGACAGGCCTGTAATCAGTATTGGTATATATTACTCGTTTACGATTGTATTGATTCAACGTCTTGGTTTTTAATTCAACGTTGGGTTTATCTATCTTTTTAATTTTAAAACTAATGCCATCAACACCTCCCAATGCACGTAGCCACGGGTATATGATTGCTGCTTGGCTATTAACTACAAAATTAGCATAGTACATCCACTGATAACGTGGAACAGCATACATGTACTGGCCTGGGCTTTGAGCCCCGAATAACCAGTCTGCATATTGTTTATTACGGAATGTGGTAATTTGTGATTGAGCCATGAAAATATTTATACAAATAAAAAAGCTGCCCGAAAGGCAGCTTTTTTAAATCTGTATTTTAGTAAAGTATATTAGCCTACTTGTATACCAACACCTGTGTTAGGCGCAGTCTGAGGCATAATGGTATTGTCCTGTGTTGCGTTGTCATAACGAATAGTCATGGTAATCATCATACTATCGCTGTTTTCATAGTTAAAGCTGTCATATCCTACTTTTTCTAAGAAACAACCTTCTAAATACCAATTTTCTAATACACCGCTATTGCTACCATCAAGAGTTTCAATCTGTGTGGTAAATTTGTAGTTAATACCTGCAAGCGCACTGGTTTGATCAAAGTGGTTCATTTGTTTTTGTAATTGAGTCGCCACTAGTCTACTAGCACTGCTGTTTACATCATCGCGCAATTTAAGTTCAATGGAATCCCATTCAGGTTTACCGGACATATACATAATGTTGTTATAACTGTGAACTTTGGTGGGAGTCGATGTGATTGACGGTCTACCGCATTCTGATACTTGTCTTGTTAGTTCGATAGCAGCACCTGTCGGGCCAAAACTTTGCATACTAACTCTAAAGCGATATTTCAGCTTAGGCATTAATATACCAAGGCCACTAGTACCAGGTACTATAGGTACGCCAAACTTGCTTAGTGTGGGCTGAAATGCCATGGAATAAATCTCCTTCTTTGCATTAGTATTTATATCAACGACGTCTTTATAAAACTACAGGTGTGTTGAAGTTAAATATTATGATTATACAGTACCACTGCTACCAGATGTATACGATCTTCTTTACTAGCATTTACAGCGGTATGCAATGGTAGTGTGTTTGTTTCCCACCATGTAGATGCAGTCAAATGTTGTACTTCATTTTCAATTATCATAAAACAACCTTCTTGGGTTTTAATTGGATAATGTATACGTATATTAGCGTCTGTATGCCAACTCAGACAAGTTTTAGGTTTGGATTTCATAATGCGAACTCTGCCTAATTTATAACGTTTAGCAAGTTCATTATATACATGTTCAAATAACGTATGTTTAAATTGAGAACACATTGTAGAGAAATCAGATTCAGTATAAGGGGTGTCATATTTTTTGACTTCTATACGCTCATTACCAAACTGATCTATAATTTGTTTAGATGCAGACCAATCATGTGTTAAACTGCCGCAGCCTTTTAAAAAATCGTCGGGTGCATCTACTGTAGTATTAAGACAAATTTGATTGTCATTACTCCACTTAATTGCATTATTATGCAGCATTGAATTTAATTCACTATACAAATCGTAAATAGGCAAGCCTGTTAATTTACTAAAATTAGTCACTTAAAATTATCTCCACTGCGTCGTTAATAGATATGTAATCACTTTCGGTAAATTGTGTATATTTTGCTAATATTTTAGGAGTTCCTACATATCCAAACCATTTGTATTTAACTTGAACAGCAGTTGTAATACGAGACAGATCGTCTGATAATGTACGCAATGCACGTTTATGCATGCTATATTCTAATAAATGCGAACGATTGTAATCTAGCACAATGTTATTTTCTGCAATTCTGCTACCGACATTAATAATTACTTTATGCTGGTCTCTCCATGCATGCCACAATTCTAGACACATCTCAGACTGCCCGAAGCCTGCCGGCGCATTGTTAATAAACACGTCGCAGTTGTATACCTCTTGTATTATTTGTTTACGAATACTGCGTAGCGATATATCGTATCCAGTGGATTTGCTAAAACCAATGGCATTAGGCGATAGCTTATCATATAGCGCAGCGCCTATACCATAAGTGTGTCCTGTAATAGCATATGTTGTCATGTTATAATCTACCAAATTTCAATTGTTGATGCACCAATGTAGTGTTATTATGCAACTGACATACGGGCATCTCTGTCATAATTATCATTTTAAAATCCTTGTTATAGAACATAAAACATTACATATATTTGTAAGCAACGTGTTTATAACGTACTAACTTTTATAGTATACAGCGCAGAATTCATCGATGTCATTATTCAAATTACCGTCAACGCGACATAGTTTTAAACAGTACATATACTTGTTCATATATTGACGTAGTTTCAAGTGGCACATATACTTGTTTATATTGAAACATGTAAGGCAGACTTTTCATGACATCAGACCTAAAAAAGAATTTAGATCCAATTGCACGAGTTCAGGCAAAATTACCAGGCATGAACGTGCCAATGACAGGTGTTCCTGAGAACGACAATATAACACTTCTACCGGACCGTCCACCTATTTTTCATAATGTTCCAAATTATGATATTGAAAAGAATCCGTTTTCGTTTCTTTATTTAGATATGACATACAAGTGCAATATGGAATGTGGATTTTGCGATACTCCTATCAGGCATTACAAAGACATGCCTATTGATATTTTTGAAGACTTGTGTCGAAGATTGCCACGCCCGGTAAACATGCGATTTGTGGGTGCTGAACCGACCCTTTATAAAAATTTACACAAAGCAATTGAAATCGGTACAAAATATGGACATCAGCTTGCTATTGTTACCAACGGAATACGTCTTTCAAATAAAAACTTTGTAAAAGATTTAAAAAATACCATTGATAACTGTGCAGACCCTAAATTAGTAAATTTATCGGTTTCCCTTAACGGTGGATTTGTGAGAGACGATTGGTACGAAACGATTGATCATGATATTAGTCACCGCAAGAAAAAGGTACAAGGACTTGAAAATCTCATTGAAGCCGGATTTAAACGTATTTGTATTAATGCAATCATTATTAAAAATTTAAATGAGGGTGTTGTACAAGAGTTCTATGACAAAGCTAATAGCTTGCCGCCGGGTGTTATCACCAATATACGATTCCGGTGTGCTGCAAAGCAAGGGCGTTATGTAGAAGGATTGTATGAAAATGAAGATGATCACACATCTTATACCGGAGTTGAACTCAACAACTACATTAAGACAATTATTCCAGAGGCAAATGATCCAATCAAATGGATTCGCGATGGTATAAACCCGTCAGACGGTGCAGGCAATCACTTGAACAATCCAAAGTTGAAGTGCAATCAATGCTGCTTGATGTATTATATCAAACCTAAGCTATGGGTTGCAACTGTTGAATTTGGATCACACAATTCGGCATTATGCTGGAGACGTGGACAGTTCGTTACAAGTACGCAAACTATTCAACCTGCACACCACTACATAGATGAACTAAGCAGATATATTAACACCTATATACCAGATGGTATGAAAACATATTCAGAACATCAGCTTAAGAAAAAGATGTATGATGATTTTCAAGACAAAGGTATCAATCCACTTATATCAACTAACTGGCAAGAATAATATGAAAATAATAGACGTGTATCATCTATCGAATGTCGGTGAATCATATTGGCAACATCTTAAATGGTGTGCATATTCTACCGTTATATTTTCTATAATGCTGGTATTAGCAATAATACATGGAATTTTTCCATTCTTGTTGGCTGACATCCCAGATAAAGTTATGATAAATTATGTGAAAAATTTTAAATTACGTAGGGTAGTTACCGGACAGGAAGAAAGAAACCCAGAATAATGTTTTCAAAAGCATATATTCCATATAGAGGTTACTATACTTCGCCGTTTGTTAGATATGGAAAAAGTTTTAAAGATTATAACTCGATAGAGCTCAGTGCAACTACTACAAAAGAATGGATGGGTCATAATAAAATTGACCCATCCATTATTGATTTTGTGCTATATGGAACGTCTGTGCATCAACACAGAGGATTTTGGGCAGGGCCATGGGCCGCTGCACTAATAGGCGCATCGCATACTACAGGGGCTATGTTAAGCCAAGCATGTACCACTGCTGCGACTGCTCTATATCAAGCTGCTGCAAATACTGAATTGGGGTTGTGCAGGACAACATACTGCCTAGTATCAGACAGAACCTCTAATGGTCCTATCATAAATTGGCCGGAGTACGATATAACCGAAGATTGGGTGAATGATAATTTTGAATATGATCCGTGGGGCAAAACCTCCATGTTACAAACTGCTGAAAATGTTGTTACATTTAACAATATAAGCAGACAACAACTAGACGACGTAACAGCACATCGATACGCACAATATAACACTATTGTAGAAAAACCTTACATGTTCAAAACTGCCGATGTTGTCAATGATCAGGGTGTAAAACAAGTAGATATTAAAAGACTCACACGATTAAAATCAATAAATCCAAATAGTGTTCATACATTGGGCAATGTAACATATCCAGCCGACGGTCATTGCGGAATCATAGTAACAGACATTAATACTGCCATGTTGTTTAGCGATATAAAAATACAAATATTGTCATATGGATATTCCAGGTGCGATACATCGTTTATGCCGTTAGCCTCTATAACTGCAACATCCATGGCATTAAAAAAAGCAAATCTTTCTATCAGAGATATGACTGTTATCAATCAACATAATGCATTTGTAGTTAACGATATTGCATTTGCTAATTATTTTGGAAACGATGTTTACAATATGAATAACTATGGCAGTCCGTTAGTGTACGGACATCCACAAAGCCCTGTACTCGGCCGGCTTGCTATTGAAGGCATAGAAGAATGCATCAACAAAGGTGGCGGTTATGTATTAGTAACTGGTGCAGCCGGCGGCGACACGGGAGCAGCATTAATATTGAAAGTAAATTAATGTCATTTGACGTACCATGGCCCAATTGGAAAGGACAAAAGTTTTTAGGAGAGATTGATTTATCAACTCCATCTCTTATAGATTATTTAGATTGTCCACAGGCAGAACCTTTAAAAGAAAACATTTTAAAAATCATAGAACGAAACAACTGTAAAAACATAGTTGATGTGGGCTGCGGCGATGGTAAATTCACTGAACGTCTAATATTAGACAATTATTTGGGGTTTGATGCAGAGCATCGTATGATAAAACGAGCGAACAGACGTTATAAGCATAGAACAAATTTCGAATTTAGACATTGTACATGGGACGACGACATAACAGTTGAGTTCGAGGTAGACTGCTTGATGTTTGTAGGCACGCTAAGTTATAATGTAAATCACATTGTTGGATTTGAAAAACTATGCAAACTCTATAATCCTAGAATAGTAATAATACAAGAAATTTTACAAGATCAAACATATATAGCAGAAACAAATAAGTTAAAAGCTATGCCATTAGACTATTATTTGAGTTATAAACACAATTACTATGAATTTGATTTACCCGTTTGGTGCGGGCACAGGGCACAACTGGAGATTTTCTATAATGGCACAATTTACAAAACAAGTTAAGGCACCAGTTTTACCTGAAGTCGCATCAGTTATAAGCAGTATTAATTTAAATATACTGTCAAATGATACACCATATACCACTACAATTAAAGAGTGGCTTAAACCTGTCATAGATTTATCTGATTTTTGGGTTTACCCTATTAACGGAATATCAGAAGGTCTTAACTATTGGATGGGCAACGAAACAAGAGCAATATACAAAGATCTGGGTGATTACGAATGGGTAGACGGCGATTTTAGTAATGGTGCTATAAAATACGTATCGATACCCAGTTCTATAGATGGAAATTTTAGAGAAATCCCACAAGACATACCAGTTGCGTTAGATATTGCATATGTTGGCACAACTGCTATACAAAAGATAGACATAGGCAAAAATGTAGAAAAAGTATTTTTCAGTTTGAGTAAACCGTTTGGTCTTAAAAATGTAAGGACTGGCTGGTATTTTACTAGAAAAGTAGATGTTAAATTGCAACGACTGCATATCAAATCAAACTATTACAATTATTATGCACATACTATAGCCGAGTCAGTTATACAGTCGTTTCCAGTAGACTATGTATATAACAAATTTTGGAAACTACAAACAGAGGTATGTGCTGCACATATGCTAACCCCTAGTAATAGCGTGTGGCTTGCAACTTCAATTGATCACAAATACAAAGATTTTAGAAGAAATAACGGCAGGCTTTATGTAAAACACACCGAAAAAGCAAGACTATGCATTACGGAATTTTTAAATGATCAATGTTAGAATCGCAGTGTTATTGTCTGGCAGTCCCAGATTTGTAAAAGAAGGATCAGAGTGGTGGCATATCAAATCAATGCCCAAAAATGCAACAATTGATTATTATGGGCATTCTTGGGACGCACACGATCATATTGGCAAAACTAGATACTATAATGCCGACAACAAAGTAATAAATTATGAATATTTCAAATGCTGGAATTTTACAGACTTTTTATTAACACCGTATTCAGTTGATATACCAGAGTTTGAAACAATTAAAAATTCTAACAGCCCTATAGCTAATTTCTTTCTATGGAACGATCGTCGGGATCATATATTAAGTGTTATAAAGGCAAACGAACTACTTGTTAAATCTAAAAAACAATATGACATAGTTATTGTGATGAGATATGACACTATAATTTATCAAGACAGTCTTGATAAAGCCATACCATTTATATTAGATTTTAAAAACAGCCATACATCAAAATTTCACAGAGGCTATGACAAAGCACTATACTGGAACGGTAACAATCCCACAATATTCACACCATGGGTACAAGTACGTCAGGGGTTGCCTGTAATGCAAGATTATATGTTTATAAGCACATATAATGATTGGGCAACATATTCATATAATTTAAAAGAAAAATATCATAACCTATTGAATAAAGATATTAAAATATTAGAACCGCTGCATCACGTAGTAACAGAGGCCACATACATACCACATGTTATGTGGGCATTCATTGGTCTGTATACTAATGCAAATTTCATACAACAAGACGATTTAAAAGTTTGCGTAATACGATCAGAAAAAAATAATATTGCAAACATGAATTATTTAGATTTAGAGTTAGAACACGATAATAATTTTAATGAGCTGTGCGAACAATATAAAAAAGAAGGTATTAAAAAATGATGTATAATGCAGTAACAGATTTTATACGTCGCAATAATAAAATTGCCATATATTACAAAGATACAACAGTGTCATACGACGAGTTGTATACAAACGTTTGCAGGTATGCAAATGCAATTAAGTTGCAATTTAATATTGGCGATAAAATACTTATTAATATGTCTGACAGACCTGAATACATTTACATGTTTTGGGGTGCAGTTAAGTCTGGTATCGTTCCTGTACTAGTTAATACCATGCTAACAAAAAAAGAATATGATTCCATACACAATACTAGCAATCCGGTTTACGAATTTAACGACACAAACATTGGCAAGTTTGATAGCGAAGCAACTGATTTAACAGATTTTGCTGCTGCAACTACTACCAAGGATGATATATGTGTTATTATGTATTCGTCTGGTACCACAGGATACTTAAAAGAAATATCGCATAAACATAAAGACATTGCCGTAACATGCAAAAATTATGCGGCAAATATATTAAACATATCAGACGATGATATTTTGTATAGTGCTGCAAAATTGTTTTTTGCATATGGATTTGGAAATAGCATGTCATTTCCATTTTATTTTGGTGCATCTACTGTGTTAATTTCAGAGACGTCTAGTGCTAAGATTGTATTAGACACTATTGAAAAATACCGCCCAACTATATATTTTGGTGTACCATCTATATATGCACAACAAATTAAATCAATAAAAGCAAATAGCTACGACACGTCGTCATTAAAGCTGTGTGTCTCAGCTGGAGAGCCGTTGCCTGGAAAACTACTAGATGAATGGATGCAACTTACCAATACTATAATACTTGACGGTATAGGTAGCACCGAAGCTCTTCATATTTTTATATCTAATACAAAAGATATGTTCGAACACAATTGCTCCGGACAAATTGTTCCTGGCTATACTGCAAAAATACTAGATCCAATCACTAATATGCTAACAGTAGACGGCGACATAGGCGATCTATACATATTCGGAGATAGTATCAGTACTATTGGCATTGATTGGTTAAAAACTGGTGATATGTATATTAAACGAGGAGAGAAATATTACTATCAAGGCAGATCAAACGATATGTTAAAAGTTGGTGGTGTTTGGGTGTCACCCGCTGAAATTGAAGCTAAAATTATAGAACACGATGGAGTGTTAGAAGCAGGTGTAGTTATAGGTACAAATCTATCAGGATTATTAAAACCAAAAGCATTTGTTGTTTTGACAGATCCCAATAATGCCACAATAGCAACCAAGAATAGCATTAAACGAAAATGTATGAGTGAATTGCCAGCGAATCATTATCCGTATTGGGTAGACTTTGTTACAACCCTACCTAAAACTGCTACTGGAAAAATACGTAGACATATACTTAGAACCTATGATGTTTTTAGCCCACCCAACTTAAATGATTGATCCCCAATCGCAATAACCGCTAAAATTAATAAAAACTCTAACTATATCTGAATTTCTAACTCCATGAATTACCTTGCTTGCATTTAGTACAGTCGGGTGTGCTGTGCTATAAATGTGTGTTCCCAACAAATAGTTGTCATTGTGTTCAACTGTTTTATACGCACCTTTATCAACTATTGGCAAATCATTGTTATATAAATGCACAGTTGCCCCGCCCTCTGCTGGCAATATAGGAACCATAATACTGCAAGACCTAGCAAAGTCTTTATGGGGCGGTAATTCAAATCCAGGCCCATATATCCACATTACAGGAAAATTAGGTACATCTGTTTTAGTGATGTATTCCAATTCTTTTATTAGACTATTAATTTCTGGATTATCAAATCTTTCTAAATGTCTAATAAATTTGTGTTTATCGCCGGAATGTTCATGTTTGCCGTTTGGCAAACACTTTGAGCAAATACATCTAAAATATGGGCTGTGTTCTGCACCATGCTCTATATATGAGGTATGACGTTCTATATAACTAATTGCTTTGTATTCTATGCTATAATAAAACTGTTCTAGTGCAGACCTGTCATATGTAATAGATTTTAATTCTTTTATGTGATCAGACGTTATCATTTTGAGTCCGTTTTTTATATGCCGGTATATCCAATTTCCAAACAGCTTGCAATGTATTAAACAACGTCATTTCGCAAACTTTATGAATGTACGCATCTGGTAATTTGGATTCTAATTCAAGTGATCGATTATAACGTAATATGTTACGATATGAAGTATTTTCTATATTGGTAGTAACATATAATTCCTCACTCGGGCATAATTTAATAAAGCTATCAATATACATTCTACCCCTAGGTCCAGTGCCGCGATGCAATCCTGTATTTACTACTTTACCAGGTAAGGTTGCACTACGATAAAATATCTTATATGCTCCTGCATGTATTTCCGGAAATGTAGTATATCCTGCAACTGAAATTAATGTATTGTGTTCAATTATACCTAAATATGCACCACCGTTGGAATATACTTCGTCAAATTTCATTTCAGAAATAGATCTGTTATTTTTCCAACCTAGCTTGTTACATTCGGCACAAAAAGTCGCTAATAATGGCAAATGGTTTATTGTTAAAACTGTTATTGTCATACTATATGTATTCTATCTAACTTGTGGCCAGTAATAGCATATCTAAGTGTCATATTAAAGTTTTCCAAATCCCCACAGTCGTTCTTCACACCACCAACACTTTCCGCAATGCCCATTACCGGGATCAGGCCATTCGTGATTGATCCATTCGCAACTTCTAGTTATAGGATACAATGTATCCAACAAATTATGTTGCTTATATATAAAATACAAATCTTGTTTATCTAAGTTAGTCCAAGGTATATACAAGTTGCCTATTTTAACAGGTCGCACAACAGCAGGATCGCGTTCAACGTTTTCTGTATTTTCTAATGTAAACGTATCTATCACATCAACTGGTGGATTTTTAGTAACGCCCGTGTATATGGTTGATAGTGTGTTATCTGCAAGGTATTGCAAAGGTAAAATGAATAGATTTTCTTTTGTCTGTGACACTTCATATTTAATATGATGAACAAAATTGTAATTGCCAGTCAGTTCTGCACACTTGCTAATAACGTTTAGAGCTGCATGCATATTTCTCAACCATTTCTGTTGATTTGCTGATGAAAATATGTGAATTGTAGAAGTAGAATATTTCAATGCAAAATATAACATAAGCGCACTATCTACACCGCCACTGACACATATACCTATTTTACCAGGATAAACATTAAATTCAACTGTATCTGTTATATTATAAGATTTCATATTGACCTGCTTTTAGGTATTTTACTATCGGCAGAACTAACACATGCATTGGATATGCATGGCATTGGTCTGTCAAACAGTTTAAAACCAGTTTCTATATAACCCAACGGTTTATCACTACAGCTATAGCTGCGTTTAATAGCACCATCCGGTTCCCGTATTATAATACTTCTATAACCGCTTTCGCAATTCCACCCTTTAAATTGATTAAAATTAAAAGCATTAAATCGTTCTGCTTGATCCATATACCATTTTTTGCCAGTATTATCTTCAAACTCTACTTGCATAATTTGCGGAACCGTGGCATCATCCCCGTTAGTTATGCTCATCATTTGCATACCAACGTTCGGCTTAGGACGAGTTACAATACTTTTTACAGAGGTAAAATCACGCTGCGGCATACCGTTGTGCAGCACCGACAATTGCGCAGTAGTATACCCTTCTACTATACGGCTAGCAGTAGGGTCGCTTTGAGGCTTCAATGTTACATTTATACCCCTACTCAAGAAATATTCTGCTTCTTCGTATAGTGTATCAAACCACTCAGGAACCATCACTGTATTAACAGTTACTTGCACAGCATTCTCTTGCAAGTATACCAGCTTGTCTGCAAACTTTTCAGTGTGTCCTTTAAGATCGCCTTGCTTGATACCTTGCTCACGATGCCAACTAGCAGTTACACTTACCCTATGTAAATCACGTGTTACATTTACATATTTTTCAAACCAAAGTAGATTTTGACTAATATTGCTAGTCATATGAACACTTTGATAATTGCAATTCGCAGTATCTGCACTGTAATGTTCTAATAATCTAAGATAATCAGGATAAACTGTTGGTTCGCCGCCACTAAAACTAAAGTGAAAACTGTTGAAATTGCGTTCGCGGCTTTGACGCTTAATCTCATCTACGGTTAACACATTTAGTTCATATGGTCTATAATCTTTAGTATCGCTACGAGCATACGGCCAACAGTAACTACATTTGTAGTTGCAAAAACGTCCAAGTAACCAGCTTACACAGAATATATCTCTATACAACAGTGTACGTTGACCGAAGCGTGTTATATCATCAAATGGTATTTTTGTGAAGTCGTATTGACTCCATTCTATTTTATTATCCATAAAACCAACTAACTAGTGAAAATTTATAACTTTCCAAATGCATATAACCGTTCTAGACAAAAATAGCATGTACCACAATGTGCAGGGTCTGTATACTGTGCTTGCATATCATTTTCGCAAGACCAAGTATACGGATACAACTCGTCTAATACATTATAATCGTTATATATGCCATACACAACTCTTTTATCGTGTTCTGCAAATGGCAAATACAGTGCAGTATTGCCTATATTAGAAATAGTAGGCGCAGTAGCGACATCGCGAGATATATCGCGTGTTTCTAAAGATTTTAAACATGCAATTTTGTCTACATCGTCTGACATAGCTGCTATCATTTGCATCATGTCATATTCAGGACAGTTGACCGACATACCTGCATATCTTGCGTCAATCTCAAGTTCATCAAACACAACAGCTTCTAAATCTTCTTGCCCTTTGGTATATTCATAGGAATTGATATCCCATGCATTTTGTGCATTATGACTGTCGTGGAATAGTGTATAGTGTTGAGTAGCCATCCTGCCCGTTAACCTGTTTACTATACGAATAACATCTTGTGCTTTACATATTGCATGCGGCCGCAATGGGCTAGCCATAGTATATGGATATATGTTAACAGATGCATCGTTTTTATAAAATTCACATATAGCATGATATATAATTGCACTATCCGGACCACCAGATAGTCTTACTGCTATATTGCGATGATGACGGTCGAGTGGTATTACAGTATCTATCACAACTCTGTCCTATAATCTTTATCTGTTAGCACATTATCGTAGCGACGTAATTCTTTATCAATCATCCATCCAGAATTTGTTTTATTATTCAGCTGTTGAATAAGTTCATTTATTTCTTTAAAACGTCTTGCACGTACTGCGAGTGTATTGCCTTTATAATCCCATTCGAATGCATTTTTAAAATTGGTTATGTCGTCTTTTACAAGATCCCACAACAAATGATCGTCTGACAACATTAATGTATTACCAAAACTTAAATATAATAATGTGTCACCGTTTTTGTTTGTTGCATCTGCATAACCCAAATTATACAATCGCCGTATAGTGTTTAACGTATGCTGATGGTCATCTTCAGTTTCAGTAGGGTAACCTACTATCATTAATAATGTATGTTTAATCTGGTACTTGCGCAGCATATCAAAACACCACCACATATCGTCGTCTGTGAATTTTTTACCCATGTGATATCTCACATGTTGGCTAAAAGACTCAATGCCTATATCAAGCTCTGCACAACCACTATCTGCCATTAACTGATAATCTGTCTCCGGCGATTGTGATTTAGATCTAACTATCCATTGACTCGCCCATTGGAAATTATTATCAGTTTTATGATAGTCTGCCAGTTCTGTTAATAATGATCTAAAAGATTTCATACTGCCGTTTATTAAACTGTCTGTAAATTTAAAGAATTGACGATTATATTGTTGTCTAACTGCAATAATTTCGTCTGCTATATGACGACCTGATCTAAATCTATATTCAGGCCACAGTTGATATACATTACAGAATGTGCAGCGTTTTACACAGCCTCTGCTACCAGTTATATAAACAGGATTGGTATAATCTATAGTCTTATATTCATCCCATTTGATATCATCGTAATTTGGAAGCATTACTGTGTTTAAATCGAGAACTTGATTTGGATTCAACGAATCTATACCGTTAGATGTCAAGTTACCTTTTAACAATTCAACTATACTAAATTCACCGTCGCCGGAAATATAATGATCAAGTATACCTATGTCTTTAAATTTCTGTATACCATTTGCTATTTGAGCACCTCCCCATACAATTTTAGTATTAGGTAAATGTTCTCTTATTAATATACTGAGTTGTATTGCAACAGAATTACTGTACATAGATAAAATACTTAAACCTATCCACGTTGGATTTCGAATCTTAAAGTCTTCTATCCATTCCATGAATATATGACGATTTTCTTCATAAAAATCTATAAAATCTTGACTAAAATAAATCAGATTTCGTTCTACATCTAGATCATTATGATGTGTACTAAAAAGACTGTCGTGCTCAAAAAAATAATAATCATGTTTGTTGATAGATTTTAAGCTATTATACAATCTAATATTTAGATCCATCACTTCGCAACTAAAACCTGCATACATTAAATGCGATTTCAATACAGCTGGTCCAACAGTGGGAGCATCAGGGTTTATTTTAGGTATTATACAAATAATAATATCTGTCATTGCTACATCCATTATACAATCCCACGAGGCGTTATGAGCAACTGCTCTACCGTACCTTCAAAATTAATATGCATACCCATTTTCCATGCACCTACAAGTTTACCAGTGCAATGTAAATTGTTGGCATTGAACAATATCATATTGCCGGGTTTGAATTCGTATGCAGTACCTGTTAACCCTTTAAAGTGACTGGGTTTATGCTGTGGATAAGCGAGGTATTTGCCGTAAAATTCCGGATCTATGTCGTAGTCGGTTTTATCATATACTCTGGGATCGTTATAGGGTGTTAAATTGGTTTTTTTGTTAAAATCGAAATCGTAATTGGCAATGGTATCTACTCTGTCACCATACCATGTTTGTCCAAATCCGTTATCTACCCATTGATCAAATACCACAAAATGCTGCGGAGCAACAGGTTCGTGTAGATATATTGGCAACAAACAGTTTATCAATTGATACGGCTCGCCAGAATCAACATGTGTTGTATAAAGATTGGAATGTTTGTATATATTGCCACCCTGTCCTTTATTAGTAACAAAGTACTTTGAAAAAATAGGATTTAACACATCTCCCAAATGTGTCCACGGCGAATTGATCTTTATCACATCAGGGTTGTTGGGTTTGCGCACATATAATGAATTATGCGTATCAAAGAAATTCTTAATATACTCGCACACATCCAATGGTATTGCATCTTCAACTACCATATGTCGTAATGTCATGTTATGCTCCTGTATACAGTGTTAATTAGCTAGAGATGTTAAAAATTTATGCAACGCAGGATTATAATCTTCTAATCGTGTGTTGTAAAATTCGTCTAGCTGTTTAGTATAGTATACAAAATCTTGCCAATGTTTAGCATTATATTCGTTGACTTTTAAGAAATTAGTTACGAGTGTATGTGCCCATTGATTACCAGCATTACATTCTAAAATCCAGTCCACATACGCAGCAGGTGCATATAACAGTGACAAGCTATAAGGGTATCTTACAAAGTCAACACTCATATGATATCCGTTGTCTACCACAAGAGTATTAACTGTGGATGCAAAATCATTGGCTGTCAACAACGACACTACAGTGTGAAAGGATGTTATAACATTATCAAATATTTCACTGTAGAGTTTGGTATTGGCAAATATTTCCAAATACGAGCTACCGTACCGTTGATAATCATTGGCTTTACTATAGCTGTCAAGGCTTACATGAATGTCCAGAGTTTGAAACTTATTGAGTTTATGTATAAGTTCCTGCGATGGTACAACTGTGCCATTTGTAGCAATTTCAATTGTAATTTTAGACGGATCTGCTCTGTCTATTAGATAGTCTATGAATTTTACAAAGTTGGGAGTCATAAATGGTTCACCTCCCAATACCTTAACCAATTCCAAATCTGTCAAGTCTGTATTATCGTATTTTCTAAAATTAGGTTCTAGTTTTTTATGAACTGGTTCTCCTAGAAATCTATCTCTATTAACAAGCTTGGTACTGAATTTGCTATCACACATTTTGCATTGTAGATTACAAATATTGTCTATAGACATTTCTATATAACGTAATTTGTCAAATTGATCAGTGCAGTTTGCTTGCTGTATATTTGGAAATCTACTATTGATATATGTACGCAACGAACTGGCATTGTTGGCACCCTCTTGATCATAACATTTTGTGCAGCCGGGTGATTTAATACCGGCTAGCATATTTGAACGTAGCATAGTTAAGCTGGCAGTATTCATTACTGCAATACCCTGTGCTTCAAGATCATCTAATGCGATGTCAATACGTGTGTCATCTTTGGTATTTTGAAATCTGCAACAGGGTTTCAAACTGTTATCTGGTCGGACACACTGATGTATCCAAGGCAATACACACCATGTGTCTGTCATTGTTAACTTATCCCACGGTCTACATCTATAGAACCGAACCCAATGATAGATTGTTTGTATTCTGTAGATACTGATGGTAACTCGTTGCTCTGTAAGAACCACGATGAACTATGCCATCTTGCAGTATCAAATACCATCATAGTGTTACATCTCCATTCGTAAACACTATGTACATTCAAACATGCATATTCCTTACAGTACTGAGTATTTACAGGATTATAACGTAACACCTCGTCATCATACCACCAGTCCCGTATATCATCCGGTCTGTACTTAAACACTTCGTCGTTATCCATATATCGCATTTCACCTTTGCGATAAATCAGCTTACGTGGTACATCGCTTACACAGTCATAGTTAACAGTATATGGTTGCTTGCATGTCCATTCCAACGGTATAATGACACCTATTACAATATGACAATCATGAGTAATAAAATTGTTGTCTACTACTCGCCAAGTATTGGGCAATGACACATAGTCGGTATGCAATCCTGCAGGTTCACCCGATTTGAAATATTCAAAATTCCAATCCATTTTTATGTTAAGATAGTTATTAACATATGCAGACAAGTATGTCTTGGTGTCAGCAGGCACGGACACAAACTTATTATGTCCCAACGATCCACTTATTTTAACATTTGCAGATTCCAGTGCTGACGTAGCATCCACACGATATTTAAGTATGTCTAAATCTATATTATTACTGCCATACTGTATCACATTGTTTTTTAATGCCACACACTGTTTGACTTCATCTAATTTAAAAAAGTTCAAATTCTTAACAGCCTGTTTAATAACAGATGCATGAATGGTATGACGTATATTACGTGCAATTAATATACCAGAATGAGAAAGAAACTGTTTAACATGTTTATACAATGCATGCCAATCAACAGGTTCTTCTGTTACACCAATAGTAATGATATCATACTTTTTATGACTAGACATTTTTACAGCGTCGGGTGCATAAACTTCTCTATATGACCACTCTGGGAACTGTTGCTTTACAGTATCTATCAGCTGACAGTCAGCTTCTCCTATTTCTAACAACGACCCATGCTGACCAAACTGCGTCATTTGATCAACTATTAACTGCATTTCCTCTGGAAATATCCAACCTTTTGTCATCTTCGTTCTACTTTTTCAATCTCATTTAAACCCAAATCTGTTCCACGAGCATCAAATACCCCTTCTATTAAAAAGCGCAGTGGTGTGCGTATCCCATATTGTACAGGATTATCTGTAGAATTTCTTAATAATCCAACATGTATACTATTGCCTTCTTCTAACCCAAAGTCTTTACACACTTTACTGTATAAGTCGCTATAATTGTTCCACCAGTAGTCTGGACCAAAATGACGCATCATCTCAGTACCTATCCACATATCACTTACATTACAATATTCAAAGTCATTCATTATGGCAATGGGACCATTAACACGCTCACGACTATAGCGTATACCTATACGTTGACTACCCATACCAAATGCTTTGCTAAGACTAACACTAACACTGGCTATAGCAGGATGTGTTACATCTAATTCAAAGTTCCTGCATTGTCCAAACCATGCACCGTCTATATGTACGGGTATTTTACGATGCTGGCAGTGATCCAATAACAGATCAAAATCGTCTACATATCCAGTGGTAATGCAACTAGGATAACTTGCCACAACCACGTCA